AACCACAAACACAACAAAGACCAGTAAATAAAGAACTGGAGAAAAAGAAAAAAGAACAAGCTCAAGATAGGAGAAATGGTTGAGTCGAGAAGGTTATGATGCATATCTACTCTATCTTGGTATCAAATTACATTTTCATACCAAGAGTTACGATTTTATAAAATACAATGGTAAAGTAGATGCTACTTTAAATGCTTATATGAAACGTAAAGATAAGTTTCATTTTGCTAAACTATCTAGAAAGTATAAAGACGAATTAAAAAACTTTTACATTGCAAATTTATGTCAGAAAGATTTGTGGGTAGGAGACTTACTTGAAAATGAAGCACATAAATGTTTCACTGAATGGAAGAAACGTCATCAAAAACTTTCTTATCTATTTGAAACCGAAGTTACAGAGTTATTGAAGAAAAAAGGTATACGAGAAGTTCTTGACGTTGTAAATGGACAACATCCATATTTACTTAAACAATACATGGGTAAAAGAATTTCGCCAGAAACAATGTGTATTATACTTGATATAACCCAAGTTGCAGACAGATGGAATATAGAGATTACAGATACACTCATATATCCTGAAGTCATGAACAAAGTAGAAAAATATAAATCGTTTCTATCATATGATATGAAACGATATGCTAGAAAACTAAAAGAATTGTGTGTGGGATATTAGCTTATCCTATCCTGAGGAAGGACATAATTATGTATAATATTTTGCTGCTCAAGAAAAACTCTCTAGACAAATACAATAAGATGAATTATAATGGTACTTCTTATTGTATAAATAGGAGTATAGGTTGTTAGAGTTAGGTTATTCTAACGCCCTTGGTCTTAAAGACCTAAAGATAAAATGCTAATACAATGCGATACTATAGGAGAATACAATGTCGACATCATTAGATAAACTTAGACAGGCGATGGAGTCTGCTTCACCTACTCAAGGTGAGAAAAAAACCTACGAAGATAATTACTGGAAACCAGAACTAGATAAATCTGGTAACGGTTATGCTGTAATTAGATTTCTACCCACACCCGAAGGAGAAGAGATGCCATGGGTATCATACTTCGACCATGGGTTCCAAGGACCAGGCGGTTGGTATATTGAGAAGTCGTTAACGACTCTTGGTAAACAAGACCCTGTATCCGAATATAACACTCAACTTTGGAATACAGGTATTGAGGCGAATAAAGAACAAGCAAGAAAACAGAAACGTAGATTACATTATGTTTCTAACATCTTTGTTGTTTCAGACCCTAAAAATCCTGATAACGAAGGTAAAGTATTTAAATACCGATACGGTAAAAAAATATTTGAGATGTTAAAAGAAGCGATTAGTCCTGCATTCGAGGACGAAGCGCCTATCAATCCATTTGACCTCAGAACAGAAGGTGCAAACTTTAAAATCAAAATAAGAAAAGTTGATGGTTATTGGAACTATGACAAATCTGAATTTGATTCACAAGCTGCATTATTTGAAGATGAAAACAAGTTGAACGACATAAATAGTTCACTTGAGTCATTAACTGAAATCATATCACCGAATGAATTTAAGTCATATGACGAGTTAAAAGAAAAACTCGACAGAGTGCTTGGACTTTCAGGTGGTGTTTCAACATCTACAGCTGAATCAGTTGCAGAAGACCTAGATGAAGTGCCTTGGTCTAATGTCAACAAAGAAGCAGTTGCAGAAGAACCTGTAATCTCATCAGCTGAAGCTTCAGCAGATTCGACTGAAGACGATGCGATGGATTACTTTAAGAAGTTGGCAACAGAGTAACCAACTTCTATTAGGGTGCATGAGTGATGTCATGCAAACTGAGACCGTGGATTGGGGGAACTCAGTAAGGGAAAGATGATTTGTTGTATTGCGGAATCATCGGTCAACGGCGGGAATGCTGTAAAGCGTGGGGCTAGTTGACATCTTTTTAAAAACTACTAGACAAGAGCGAATATTTAAACTATAATATAAATGATGACAACTATCAAACAACGAAAACACCCAAAACATGGATTAGAAACTTTCGATAGAATGTTAAGAAGATTCAAAAAAGCATGTGATAAAAAAGGTATCGTTAAAGAGGTTAGAGATAGGCAATACTTTGAAAAACCAGCTTCAAAAAGAAACGAGAGAAATCAATCAATCAAAAGAAAGAAGAAACTTGAAGCTAGAAGAGCTGCACAAAAAGGTTTCAGAAGAGTATAGTCATGTCTGGCAAAGGAAGTAAAAGAAGACCTAAAGTTGTCTCAGAAAAAGTCTTTGCTGATTCATGGAATAAAATCTTTTCTAGAAAGAAAACACCTAAACATGGACTTACTCAAGTTCATAAAGACAAAACTAAATTCAAAAGAAAAGACAAATATCCTACACCTAATTATGAGGGTCCATGGGGTAAAGATTTGGGTTTAGATTAAGTAGGTATAACTTTAGTAGCAGTAGTATCTACTGATGAAGGTTCACCACTACCACTATACGAAGCAGAATTAGAAACGGTGTTATTGACAATAGGCATAATGTTGTTCATATAATCTTTTTCAACATTTGTTAGTTCTTTACCTTCATCCATTTTTTGTTGTAATCTTTCACCGGTTTGTAATTGTAAGTCAGAATTACCAACACCTGATAATGTCATGTTAGCTTGTTGTCTATTAATTTCTTGGTTTGGATTTAGTTCTTCGAACTCTCTCTCAAGGTCATCAAAATCAAATCTATTATATGCCTCACCATCTTTACCTTCAGTTGCCATGAGATTGATTCTTTCTTTGGCAGATAGACCTTCTTCATCTTGATACTGAGCTGCTATCATTTGCAGTTGTTGTAATCCTATTTGTTCTTCTGCAAGATTTTCTTCTGCTAGTTTTAATCTTTGTTGATATCTTTCTTCTGATTCGAATTTTCCTTTACCCTTAGATTTTATTTTATCAAGTTTAGTTTGTGCTGTTGCGACCTGAGATTCTTGGTCAGCCATTTTGAATTGAGCAGTCAGAGCAGTGAAATTAGCTTGTGCAGACATTCGTTTTTCTTCTTCTCGTTCTTCTTGTTCTTCTACGGTGATTCCTTGTTTTGATAATGCTTCACTTCTCAAGTTATCACCTATTTCATCATCAACTTTATCGATGAATCTTTCTTGTCCTACACCTTCTATTGCAACTGCCTGTCCATCAATTTCTTCAACTAGTCTACCTTGAGAATCGAGATACATCTCATTTGTTATTAAACCTTCTTCTCGTATTTTCTTTTCTTTTTCTGCATCAGATATTTCCATAGCATTGATTTCTGCAACACGGTCGGCATCTTTACTTCGTTGTTCTCTTAATGCTCTTTCGGTGGTTCTTGTTACTATTTTATTTTCTACGTCTTTTCTTTGTTCATCTCCAAGAAATCCAAAAATATCATCTAATCCTAATATAAATGCATCGAACATATTCATAACTCGACCAATCACATTTTGAAGAGTATTGAATGTTGCTTGAAGAATGCCAACAAAACCAAAACTTTTAGCAAGTTTGTAAAGAACAACAAGAACGGCACCTACAGCTGCAACTATCAATAAAAATTTTAAACTTAAGAAACCAACGCCTAATTTTAATTGTTTAAATTTAGAAGTTAATCCTTTAGTTTCTTTTGCATTCTTTTTCGATTGTTTGGACTCTTCCTTCTTTGCTTTTGATGAGAATAAAGTAGACCTTGATAAAGAAGTAAATAATGCTGAAATTGGTGCAAAAAGATTACCAAACGCCGCCAATTTATTACTTACGGATTCTCCGATACCTTGCAAGTCAATCATACCACCAGATAGTTCTTTTAGACCATCTGAAAATTTTGCACCAGATTCACCAACACTTTGCTTTACTGCTTTAAATGTTTCTGCTATAGGTGTTGTAAACTTAGTAACAATATCTTTTACTAGTTTATCGTTGACTTGTACTGCTTCTGCCATTATTTACCGAATGCCTTTCCTGCTTCACTGATACCAAAACAACCAAGTGTTACTACAACAAATGATGTATAGATAGTATCAGATATTTCTAATGGAGTTCCGTCCATTGCTGTGATTAAATCGAAAATACCAAATGCGACCATCATTGCGAAGGATATAAACCCTACGATAGCCTTTTCATTTACATCATTATCATCTAAGAAGACATCGAGAATTCTTCTCTTCTTCTTAGGTTCGATAGATTTCTTTTGTGCTTGTGCATCAGCTTTGAGTCTAGCGATTTCTTTTTCTTTTTCATGAAGATTATTAATTAGAGTATCGTACTTCTCTAAATCTAATTCTACTTCATTTCTGCTTTCTACTGATTCTGCCATTATCTCCTCTTATGTTGTTGACGCCTCACACGTTCATTCTCTTCTTCAAGATGTTGCATGAGAAGTTTTATATATATCTCCCTTTCCCATGGTATCATCTCTTCAAGTTCAGTTAACGAATACTTATGATGTTGCATTAACTGAAAATTAGTTTGATAGTAATTATATACCGATTCGTGAGAAAGGGTTACTAAAAAAAATTTTCTAGTCCTTTTAATTCTACTATCTGCTTGGTATCACAAACAGGACATTTAAGTTCAATGTCATGTTTCAGAGATGGTATTGATTGCAACCATTCACCAATCATTTCGATTTGTGCTACGGTCAAACTCTCAACAAACTCGTCAACTTCTGTTTCAGAATAATCAAGCATGTCATAGACATTATCTTCATCATATATTTGTTCAATAGAAGATTTCAATATTGCAAAGAATGATGCTTGTTCATCTTTACTATCTAACTTTTGTTGAACACTTGCTTTAGGAGGCGACAATACAACTCCTAAAGATTCACTTAGTTGAAGTTTTGAATCAGGCATTTCTTTTGTATCAATATCTACCTCATTTAAATTCAACTCATATGGTGTAACTCCTTTACAATCTTCTGTTTTACAAGGTATGTTTAATTTGACGGTTTCACCAACCGATTTGCAACGTACTTGTAAAAAGAAATATTCAAGGTCTGCTAATGCCATATCATCAGCATTTAGTTTATCGAATGAAACTGCTTTAACTAAATTAGATAAAGCTTGATACATTTCTTTTTCATTCTCACCTTCTTGCATAAGAACTAGATTTCTTTGTTCTTTAACAAGAAAGGGTCTAAACTTTACTTGTTCTCCACTTAAAGGCAACTCACAAAAATATTCTGGTGCCTTTTGTATAGGTAACGCCATAATTTACTCCTATTAGCCGAATATATCATCGACTCTATTCAATGTACCGTTTAGGTTATTTATCCTGTCCTGGAATTTTGATAATGTTTTATTACTTTTACCAAAAACACCAAGTGCTTGATTGAATGCCCCCAAAGCTCTAGAACCTTTGTTCAATGTATTTTTTATAGAATTGAACATACTGGTATCACTTATGTAATCTGTAGTGAACGTTCTAAATGCCATTGTGACTTCAAACTTCATTATATCATCTGTACTTTCCATAGATAATTCTTGAGCTGCATATGATACTGGATATGCTTCATGTAATGTGTATCTTAAGACATCGTCTTCTGAACGATTCATGACATTGATATTAACTTCACCAACATAGTCATAGTAATACGAAAATTGTGGATTTACAGAATTGCCTACTTTATCTCCTGAGTCAGATGCATAGATTGTATCTTGCCATGCTTGAATTAAAAATCTATCAGCAAATGAACTATCACATAAAAATGTAAATGCAGCTTCTCCACCATCCATAGATATTTGATTGGGCATCTTTCTTGTTGGTCCATATTCTGACCAATCTGTGGTTTCTATTTGTCTGCCTGGTAAAACTGCTGACGTGCATCTAACACCGTCTATTGCAAATCCAAGATTAGGACAATTCATTGTTACTTCGAATCTATTTGCTCTCGCACCTTGGTCAAATTTGTATCGAAGTTCATCAATACTTGTTCTTCTTTTTCCGAATATATCAGCCATTTATTTTCTCTCTACTATCTCTATACACATCTAATACGCTTGCTTTACTAAATTGAGCAGTTGGTAAAAATGATACTATGTCCCAATATTTAGGGTCAACTTCTAACGCAGAACCTTTTATATTAGCAGTTAAGTATTTTTTTACAGCAGCTCTAGATGCTCGTAATTGTGTTACACTATTCAGTATATTCCAAGTTATTCTGATACGTGTTGTTTCGTCAAAGTCATCATTGTTTGTATACTCAAACAACTTATCTAACAAACGTATTCTCAATCTTGGTGGTAAATAGTGCATGTTTAATCCTAAAAAACTATTGCCGTATGTTTCTATTATCATCACACATGGAAAGTTATCGTAATAGGGCATAACTTGTTTGTATTTTGGGTCATAGAAATATGTAAACATACGACCTTCAGGTCTAAATTTTCTTGATTTTTGTAATCCAGATTTCTTATAAAATTGTTCTGAGTTGGTTTTTATTCTTCGAATACGATTTCTAAACCAAGTAAGACTTTCTTTTGAACGTCTTTCTAACTCAGCAGGTGATTCTTTATCTAATTTTTCTAGTAGACCCATACTACTATTTATGATAAATCGTATAGTTTTCGAACTCTATTGGTGATAAGTTTTGTGAATAAAGAAGTAAAAGAGACCATAAATCTTTTTCTTGGAATTCGTAATCGTTTTTAGTCTCTACGAAAACGCCATTGTCTCCTTCAGTTCTGAAGTAATTACTCAACGATGTTTCTAAGTTGCCTATTATGATAGGTTTCTGATTGCAATAAATTTCGTCTTTGATTACTTTTTCCATATAATGCATATCATCTCGGTCTTCGCCAACATGCATCTCTAACATGTGTTTATGATATGTGCAAAATGTATTTTTGATTGGAACTTCCGAGAAAATATTCATCCATTCATCAAATGACAAAGCGGGGGAATCCAGCAAATCATCTTCATCCCAAACAATCACTTTGGAATCCCATAATTCCAACATTATCATGGCATAAATTCTAGACAAACCTGGATGAAAAAAGATATTAAATCTATCGTCTTTTAATTTTAGATGACCTTGTATTGTAGAATAAAATCCTATTGTTTTTTGTTGTTCTATTAACCAAGAAACTTTTGCGCCTATAAAGGCATCACTATTTTTGTCAGTTGTGTTTATGTTGTCAATCAGTGCTTTAACATTTTGACCTTTACTTTCCTTATTATGAGTCAGTTCTAAATTATATGGTTTTAAATCTTTCAAAGGCACGTATTTGACTTTGACGCCAATCTGATTGTAAATAGATTTTATCTCATCTTTATTAGTTGTAAAGATATCATAGATGTGTTTAATTAAAGGCATTGAGAAACTCCTCTACTCTTTTTAAGTCTTGCATTGTATCTACGGAGAGACCTTCATCTTCTACTCTTACCATTTGCACATCGTAACCATTTTCTAGAAATCTTAACATCTCAACACTTTCTGCCTTTTCAAGAGCACCAATATCAAGTCTTGGAAAGATTTCTAACATTTTACGACTAAAACAATAAAGACCCATTTGTTGATTGAAAGGCATCTCTTCTTTTTGTGCAAAAGGTATTGGTAGTCTTGAAAAATATTGTGCAAGGGATAATTTGTTTTTAACTACTTTCACAATATTTGTATCGTGTTGTTTGTACATGCCTTGAACTTTTGTAAAGGCATTAGATACGCCTATATCATCGTTATGAATTTCTATGAGTGTATCGATTGCTTCAGGATTTATCAGAGGTTCGTCACCTTGTATGTTTACAAATTTAGAACCATCTACAAGTTCTATAGCTTTTGCACATCTGTCTGTACCAGTTCGACATTCATCTTCAATAACAATACAACGCATTTCACGTTTAGAACAATAATCGTTTATTCTCTCGTCATCGGTTAACACAACTACGCTGTCTAAATTTTTTGCCATGAGAGCTCTTTCATAAACTCTACGTATCATGGGAATGCCATTAATTTTTGCTAGGGGTTTGCCTTCGAAACGAGACGAATGCCATCTTGCAGGTATAAAACCTATAGTGAGATTACTTGACTTATCTGGTCCGCTGAGACTTCGCATGTCACTTCTCCATATCCATATTTTGCATATATAAAATCAACACCTGCTCTGTTTGCACAATACAAATCTGATGGCATATCACCAACATATATTGCATCATGTGGGTCAACATTACAGAATGCCATAGTATATAGTAATTGGTCAGGAGCAGGTTTACCTCTTAGACCTTTTTTAGGCGCACAAACGTAATCAAATTTTGGAAATTTTTTTCCTTTTAATATCAAACTCGCAATAACTTTCTCTACTCTTACCATATCTTTAGAAGTGCAAATTGCAATTTTACTTCCTGCTTCTTTTATCTTTTCTAGTGTTTCGATTGCACCTTCGTATATCTCAACTTCGTCAATCATCATATTTGAAGCTTCATCGTAGGTATCTTTAATTTTATGATGCGATTCAGTAATGTCCAATTCTTTCAATATATCAAAGAATGGTTTGCCAATATGTTTTTTATATTCATCAAAAGAAACTTCTATATTGTGATGAAGTTTTACAATGTTCCAAGACATCTCCATATTTTTTATTGAATCGATGAGCACTCCGTCTAAATCGAAGATGTATAGTTTTTTCATTTTCTTTTAGGTAATATTTCTTCTTCAGTTAGAATTCTAAATTTCATTTTTCTATCATCACAATACTCTTTCGCCATTTTAAACTTTTCTTGATTTATTACATAAGTATTTACAGCATTGAAATAGTATTTCGTCTTTCTTTCTGGTGTTTTAGGTGGGAATAATTGTTTCTTTGGTTTAACTTCGATGATTTCTCTAATAATTTGTTTGTCTTTGTTTATATACTTTATATAGAAATCAGGAAAGTATCTATGGACTTTTTTATCGATAGGACTTCTATAAGGTATGATAAGTTCTTCTGAACCCCATTCAAGTATTGCATCATTATTATCACACCAGACCATGAATCGTCTTTCTAGAAGAGAACGATAGAAGATTTTTGTTGGGTCGCCTTTATATTTTTTGTAGTTCTTTGGTTTGAATCTGCCGCTATATGGTTTTTTAGACATAAATAGTATTACATAATTTGATTAAAGGTATTTATACACATGGCATATATCGACAAACTCATTGGTAAATTCAATAAAGCACAAAACGCCGTAAACTCTTTAAAAGGAGTTGCAGCTAAATTACAATCAATTAATTACAATACTGCTTTAGATGCATTAGGCGAACAAAAAGCAGAAGTATTAGAAAAGATTAAAGATAGAAGAAGTTCTTTACAAAGTAGTCTTGATGCAAAAAACTTAACTTCAAAAAAATTGTTAAAATCAGTACCTAGTAATCGTCCTGTAGAATTAGTATATCCTTTACATGATGAATTAGCAAATTATCTAGTGTTTGATATTCGCCCTAGAAGAGATGTTGGTAATGTAGGAGGCGGAAGTGAAAATTCTTCAACTGAAGCTAATTCAATTGCACTATATGTACCAGACGGAATTGTATCAACTGCTGTAACTGAATACGAAGTAAAGAGTATGGGTGCTTTAGGTACTGCTGTAATGAATATCAAAAAGGCGATAGATTCGCCACAAAATGATTTAGCACAAGCAATAGGCGATAATGCAGGTCAAATGATTTCAGGTATGATGTCCGAAATGACAGACGGAATAACAGGTGGTCTATCAAACTTAGCAGTAGGTCAAGCAGTTAATCCAAGAGAAGAACAAACACTTAGAGGTATACCTTTTAGAACTTGGAATTTTACATTCGATTTTTATCCTAGGTCACCAAATGAAGCAAAACTAGTAAATGAAATAATTTATACGTTTAGAAATTCTATGTTACCAAATACAACGTCAGTAAATTTTTTCAAAGGTTCAAATAAAAAAGAAGTTGGGTCAAAAGAACAAATAACACCTAACTATTTTAACTATCCAAATGTCTTTGATATTTACTTTGATGGTCCTGTAGCTGGTAAGATAGATGGTTTTCTACCTTCTGTTTTAACATCATGTGAAGTTGACCATACAGGTGGTCAAAAATTTGCAACGTATTACGATGGTCAAATATTAAAAACATCTATGACATTAGCATTTCAAGAAATCAGAATTCTTAGTCAAAATAATTACAATAGAATATCTGCTCTTAAACAATCAGAAAACGGATTAGTAGAAAGGTCAAACGAAGAAAGAGCTGATGCATTAGCAGATGGTGGTAATAGTATTTTTGATAGACGTTCAAGACAGAACTTTGACCAAGAAGGTGGTAATACATAATGGCAAACGAATTCTTTAAAAACTTTCCTAAAATACAATACAAAATGGATGATGGTAAAATCATCTTCATTAAAGATTGGTTTCGTAAATCTAAGATAGAACAAGATGCAGTTAATTCTTTAGTCGAATACACACATTATGAAGTGAAAGAAGGCGATAGACCAGATGTAGTTGCAACAAAACTATATGGTAATCCAGATTTACATTGGACATTTTTTCTAGTAAATGATTTTGAAAATTATTACGACTGGTATATGGACAATGAGATATTTGCTAAGTACTTAGACAAAAAATATCACGGACAATTTTTAATCTTTTCGAGTTCATTAGATGTCATCAATAATTCAAATCCAAATAATATCACAAAATTTCTACTAGGTGAAAAAATAACAAGTGTATCAGCAGAAGGCAGAATTGTATCAGTAGAACCAACATTCAAAAGAATTGCAGTCGACTCAACAGGATTTAAAGCAAACGAATCTATTACAGGTGCTGTAAGCACAACTCACGGTTCAAAAACACCAATCAGTGTTGTTAACAGAGTAGATGGTATTTTTGAATATAAAAATCCTACAACAGGAATCAAACGTAATTCTGAAGCTTCAGGATTTACAAGTGTGTCTATTTTAGACCACGAAATAGAAGAGAACGAAAAAAAGAGAAAGATAAAAGTTATCAGACCTGACCTTATCAACGGAGTTGTTCGAAGATTTGAGAAGGTAATGTTGTCATGAGTGAAAATTTTATACCAGGTGAGGTAGTCATTGATTCTATCACACTCGTCAATCAAGAAGGAGATGTTATTGACCTCAAAAGTATTTGTGGTCAAATAGATATTTTCGAATCTATCAATGAGGGATTTCTAACAGGCAGATTATCTATTGCAGATGGTCTTGGTATTTTTAGACGATATAAAATTTTAGGTCAAGAACACATAACAATTCGTTATCGTGCAAAACTTCAACATGAATTTGAATCTGGTGATTTCTCAGTTGAAAAAGTTTTTAGAGTATATAAAGTTTCTAATATGAGGGCACCTGAGTTTCATACTTATGGTTATGTTCTACACATTATAGAACCAAAATATCTTACATGTATACGTAAAAGATTATCTAAAGTCATGAGAGGTTCTTATTCAGAAATACTTTTACAAACACTTCTTAAAGATGCACAATTTGAAAAACTTCCTAAAAATAATAGAATTGATTATTGGGAAGAAACATTGCCCGAGAATCAACAATTGATATGTCCTAATTGGTCTATTGCAAAGTTAATTGAATATATCGTAGAAAATGCCAATAAGGGAGAAGATGCCGTATATAAAAATAGCATGTTCTTTTATCAGACTTTGATAGGTGGGTTTAAGTTCATGTCACTAAATCAAATGGTGAGTGGCGAAAATGACCACGTTGTTGAATTTGATTTCTTACCGAGAAACTTTGATATTGACCAAGAGAATCGTGGTTCAAATGAACCATTAGGCGGACAATCAACTAGAATTTTACATTTCGAAATAGTACAAAGAGGCGATACCGTAAGAGGTATATCAGCAGGCGCTTATAGTTCTATGCTAAAAACGTATGACCCAATTCGTAAATTAGAAAAAGAAATCGTATTCGATTTAGGTGAAAATTTTAAAAAGAAAGGCAAAAAACATCTATCAGGTTTTCCACTTTTAAGATTAGACGAAGACGAAGTTGTTCATATGGGTGTAGTACCTTTAACAGATGATGAAGATTATACTTACAACGAAATAGGTGCTGAACTTGCTTTAAACAAAAGTATCGATGATAGAACTTTCTATCGTGTGAATCCTACAAATGCATTTAGTGATAAACAAGCTCTGCAAGACACATCTCAGTATGTAGGAAATGAACAAATGGATTCAGGTATGTTAGAAAGAAATAGTATGTCAATTGCTTTATCATCACACACATACAAAGTTACAATACCTGCTAGAACAGATATGACATCAGGTATGGTCGTTAATTTAAAATTGCCTGGTGGTGTTATAGATAAAAACGATGAAGATATTTTAAACGATGATAGATATCTTATCACACATATACATCACGTCATAAATCCACAACAGGCAAGAGGCACGATGGTCATGAATGTAGTTAAAGAAAGTTTTGCAGAAGACATTCGAAAGGTCGACCCATTAAAAGATTATGAAGGATTTAAGCAAGATGACTAATTGGTACTACGGCATAATTGAAGATAGAAACGACCCATTACAAATTGGTCGTGTTAGAGTTCGTGTACATGGTGTTCATACAGACAATAAACAATTCATTGCAACACCCGACTTACCATGGTCTCAAGTTTTAGTACCAACATCAAGTGCAAGTTTATCTGGATTTGGTCATAGTCATGGACTTGTTGAGGGTTCTAGTGTTTTTGGAATGTTTCGTGACGATGATTTACAAGACTTTGTTGTCTTTGGTGGTGTTGCAGGTTATTCTCAAAAAGGATATAAAGAAACAATTACAGGTGAAATACTAGATAGGTCACCTGATAAAGGTTTTAATGACCCAAGACGAGCAACTGAAGCTGATTATAAAGATACAGCAGATGGTTTAAATCCACCAGCAGGTAAGAGACCAAATAGTCTAGCATTAGCATTAGATAAATCACCGCATCTTCCAGATTCACTTACTATAAATTATGACGGTTCAGGAAGTACTATTACTGAACCAACAGATAAAACTTTACCTTATTACCCATTAGCAGATTATTATGATGAATCAGACATCAATAGATTTGCAAGAGGTCAAGGTACATATGATATCAGAGATAACTTACCAGAAAAATTCAAACTTTCAATCGACAGAAGTGGTACAATGTATCCTTTCAATAAAGTTCATCATACCGAATCAGGTCATTTAATTGAGATGGACGATTCAGTTGGTGCAGAAAGACTTGCTGTTCAACATAGGTCTGGAACTTTCTATGAAATACATAAAGACGGTTCTGAAGTTCATCAAATAGTAAACGACCATGTCACCGTTACAGCAAAAGATGATAAAGTTTATATTGGTGGTAATGCTGATGTTGTTGTTGAGAGTGGTAATGTAACAATCAATGTTAATACTGGTAATGTTGACTTAACGGTAGCAAAAGGAAACGTTACAGAAACCATATCTGAAGGTAACGTGACATCATCAATCACAAAAGGTAATTTCACAGGAGATATAGGTGGTAATTTCAAAGGAGACATAGGCGGAACTACTGATATATCTTCTTCAGGTAAAGTTACATTGACAGGTAACTCTGGTACAGAAATTATATCAGACACAACCGTAACAGGAACATTAAACGTAACAGGTGCTACGAAATTGCAATCAACTTTAAATGTATCAGGTTCTCAAACTAATAGTTCTACTATAACTGCAAGTGGTGATGTTAAAGGTGCTGGTATATCTCTTAAAACACATACACACGTTGTAGGCGGAAGTGCAGCTCCTTCAACAGGACTTCCAAAGTAATTGTATAAATAGTATTATGGCTGAGTATCTAAAACCAAATTCTAAAGTAAACGCAGTAAAAGATGCTTATGTAGATTTGGATTTATTAATGAAACCACATCCAGTTACTGGCGATATAACAACAAAAAAAGATTCAGATGCAGTTAAAAGGTCAGTAAGAAATATTGTACTTACAAATAAGTTTGAAAGACCATTCAAACCAAATTTTGGTGGTAGTGTAAGAGATATGTTATTTGAATTAGACTCGTCAAGAAAAAAAACAAGATTCAAAAAAGAATTGATATCTTTAATAGAATCTTTAGAACCTAGAGTTTTCAATGTTTCAGTGGAACTAGGAGAAATGGGCGATTCAAATAGTCTAGATGTAAGAATATTCTATAGTATAACAAATGGTCTACCAAACCAAACATCAGAATTTACGGTAACAAGGGTAAGATAATGTCAATAAAAAGTTCAAATATAAACGCAACAGATTTAGATTTCGATGCTATTGCATCAAACATAAAAACATACTTAAAAGGTCAAGATAAATTTAAAGACTACGACTTTGAAGGTTCTACAATGTCAGTTCTCATTGATATGTTAGCGTATGCTCAACATATTGGTGGTGTAAACACTAACATAGCTGCTTCAGAATTATTTTTAGACTCAGCACAAATTAGAAAGAATGTTGTATCAAGAGCAAAAGATTTAGGTTTCATACCTGCAACAGAAAAGGCTTCAAGTGCCACCGTATCTCTCGATTTTAACGGCGTACTAAATCCAGATGGAACAATACCAAGTGTAAACGATATGATTTTACCAAGAGGTCATAAGTTTAGTTCAGTCTTTGATGGCGTAACTTATGAATTTGTAGTTTCAAAGTCAGTTACACCAAGTGTATCAGTAAATGATTTCAATTACGAATCGGTTGAAATTGTTCAAGGAACATATGTAACAGACTCATTTGTATTCGACTCACAAATAAAAAATGCAAAATTTGTTTTATCAAATGCTAGAGTCGATAGGTCTAAACTTTCAGTTTCAGTCAACTCAGCTGGTGTAGACACCACTTTTGCATTATCAACAGATGTGTCTAGCATAACATCATCTTCAGAAGTTTTCTATACTCAAGAAAATGAAGAAGGTTTCTTAGAAGTATATTTTGGTGACAATGTTTTAGGTAAAGGTTTAAAAGACGGAGATGTTATCAGTGTAACTTATATCGTTGTAGATGAAGTACACGCTGATGGTGCAAAAATATTTTCTTTATTACAATCAGTTAACGGATTTTCAAACGCAACGGTCACTACCATATCACCTGCAAATGGTGGCGCAGAAAAAGAATCAATCGAATCAATTAAGTTTAAAGCAACAAAATTCTATACATCACAAAACAGATTAGTTACATTAAACGACTACAAAGCAAAAGTTTCAGAATACTACCCTAACGCAGATGCAGTAGCAGTATGGGGTGGTGAAGACAATGACCCACCTGAATATGGAAAAGTTTTTGTATCGTTGAAACCTCAAAATGCTGATTATCTTTCTGAAGTGGAAAAAGCAGACGTGCAACTTAAGTTAAATCAACTTAACATGTTGACCGTAAGACCAGTCATTGTTAATCCAGAAATTATTAAAATTTTAATATCAAGTACATTTAAATACAACGATAATGAAACTACACTATCTAAGGGTGAACTCGAAGCTGTAGTTAAAAATTCAATTATAAATTTTGACAATACAAATCTTAATAACTTTGATGCAATTTTTAGACATTCAAATCTAGTGAAAGCTATCGATGAATCAGAGAAGTCTATACTTTCAAATATTACAAATATAAGATTAGCTAAAAAGGCATCAATAACTTTAAATAAGTCTCTTGGTTTCAAAGTGAATTTAGGCAATTCTTTATATAATCCTCATGCAGGTCATAATTCAACGTCTGGTGGTATAACATCAACAACAGGTTTTTATATTTCAGGAGACTCAACAAACATACAATACTTCGATGATGACGGAAATGGTAAAATTAGAAGATACATTCTGTCAGGTGGAGTAAGGTCAATACAAGACAGCGAGGCAGGTACAATAGACTATGTCTCAGGACAGATTTCGATTAATGCCGTCAATATTACATCAACAATTAATACAGACACATCAATCGAATTCACCTTGATACCGAATAGTAATGATGTCATTGCAATTCGAGGTTCTTTAATTGATATTGATATCGATAGAATCAGTGTCAAAGGTGAAGAAGACACCATCGCAAGTGGTGAAAGTAGTGCTGGTGTAGGTTATTCATCTACATCATCAACTAGTTATTAATATGTATAAAGTGATTACGGAAATTACCGTAAGTAGCATCCCATTAACTTGGTTTTTATAGGAGGAAACTTAAAATGGCGGATAAAAAAATAACAGCGCTAAATTTAATAGACGAGGCGCAAATTCACTCAGGAGATTTACTTCACATAGTAGATAGTCCTAGTGGCACACCAGTTAACAAAAAGTTAACTTTAGAAAGATTGTTTAACAATATACCATCTTTTATAGCATTAGATGATATCGAGTCTTTAGACGAGTCATCAGCTGTATCATCTGGTATATCTGCTGGAGAAGCTGTAACATTTTTAGATTTTACAGGTGAATCTGGTGGTGTAGACTTAGCCGTTGCTCTCGGAGCACCGACTCATGCAGGACAGGTTAAAATAATTGTTCGTAAAAAAGATGATGTAGCAATCAATGCTGACATTGATGTACCATCATCAAATTGGGTAACAGGAACATCATCTGATTCATTAGTAATGCCATCAAACTCAGCAGTGATATTGATAGCAATTGCTTCAGTTTGGTATCCTGTATCAAACATTGGTGCAACGGTTAATTAATAAGTAGTAATTTATGGCTCATCAAGACCACATTGTAGATAGATTATCGACTCGACTTAGTTCGCTTCTTCCTGATTATATCAAAGATGAAGCGCCTATATTCGAATCGTTTCTTGAAGCATATTTTGAATATCTTGAGAGTGAAATAATTACGCTTGATACAATCCAAGCACTAGAAGGTACGAAGTTCGAGGACGGTACTCAAATCGATGGAGGTTCACTTCTTATCGAAGAGGGTACCGACCCAACTGCACCCGACATAGCAAACGCTAAACTTTTACAAGAAGGTACAATCGACCCATTTCAAGTAGGTGAATACATCTACGGCGAATCAAATGGTTCTATTGCAAAAATTAAAGTTATTAATGATAAAACACTTATCGTTGATACAATTTCAGGAACAGGTTTCGCTATTGGCGAAACAATTAAAGGTCGAGATGGTAATCAAACTGCAACAATTAAAACATACAAAGAAAATTCAGTCGTTGCAAATAATAGATTATTAGATTACTCAGACATAGATTCAACACTTGAAACTTTTTTAGAATACTTTCAAAAAGATTTCATACCATCTCTTGACCTAAAAGATACACAAAACAAAAGACTTACTCTTAAGAATATAGGTTCATTGTACAAACAAAAAGGTACACCTGAATCTGTTCAATTCTTAATGAGATTGTTGTTTGGTCAAAATGCCACAATTAAATATCCAATAGACGAAACAACATCAGCTTCAGATTCAGATTGGCAAGAAACCAGAAGAATGAATATAACTATGACTTCTGGTTTAGGTAAACCAAAAGCAACCGATAAAGTAGTACAATATAATCAGAATGATGCATCTATAATCGATGCAGAAGCTGTAATAGAACAAGTACAAATTATTGATTTAAATAATTTTAGATATTCTATTTCTATAACCACAACACATAGAGGCGAATTTCAACCTAACAGACAAGTATCGATAATCGATAGAGACGGTATAACATCTTACGTAGCAAATGTTAAAGGTATTATTTCAGATATTTTACCTGATGAGTCTTCAACATCATTTGGTCTAGAAAACGAAAATGGTGAATTATTATTAGAAGATGGTTCTTCTATATTATTTGAAAACACATCGATTGGTTCGATGTATAATATAAACGATGTCATTAATTTTACTGGTTCAAAAATAGATACAGGCGAAGTAGATGCCAAAGCAGTTGTAACAGGACTATCAAGAGGTCCAGTCGAACATGTATATATTGAAAATGCAGGTTCAGGTTATTCTGCTGGAGACATTGTAATATTTGAAGATGAAAATACAGAAGGTGCTGGTGCAGAAGGTATAATTGAAGCAGTAGGCGATGAAATTATACTTGAAGATAGTATTGCATTAGACCAATACACATTGACTGCTACAGCAAATCAAACCACATTTGGTGGAGTCGATGCAGATGGAAATAGTATTCGAGATAATGGTGGAAAACCATTTGCATTAAATGGTTTAGATGTCAAAGTATTCGTAAACGGAATAGAGCAAAACAGAGACAATTATGATGTTAGATTAGATAGAGTTGTATTTACTACAACACCAACGCCTGACGGTGGGGAAAAAGTGGAAGTCTTTTCTAGTTTTCAAAGAATTTTACAAGAAGATGGAGATGCTGTACATCTAGAATCTTCAGACCAAAGAATAAGAAGAGTTAAGATAACAAATGGCGGTTCTGGTTATCAAATTTTACCAAGAGTTTTTCCAGGTGGTTATCTATACTTCGATGATGTTTCAGGTTACACTGCTGGTGAATTAGTCACAGGTGCTGGTGGTGCTACAGGTGAGATATCTAAAATAGATAATGCCAATAATAGACTCGTCATTAGAAGATTATCTACACATACAGGCACATTTAACACCAACGAAATTGTAACAGGGTCTTCTTCGTCTACAGCAAAAACATGTACTCTCGCAAAAGTTACCTCAGGTACAGGTGGTAATTTATTCGCTTGGTCAACAAAAATTGGTGGTATCGAAAATATCAGAATATCAAGTCAAGGTTATGATTTCGATGAAAATGCTAGAGTAGCAAGCGATTCAACATTTAGTATATTGATGACAAATCCATCAGCTGAAGCCGATTTACAAAAAGATGTGGTTATCACAGGTTCAGATTCAGGTTCAACTGCTAATATCATATCATTCGACAATCAAAGAAACATATTAAAGATTACTGGTTTAGATGGATTCTTTTTGCCTAACGAAAAGGTTACATATGCTAATAATCAAAGTTTTCGTGTCTTACAATTCGACCCATACGATGCCAGAGGTAAGTTTGCAGGTGAGGGTATTATAAACGATAATTTCTTTGGTGAAAAGAGTTATGTTTCAAATCAATATGCAAATTTACAAGATAGTAAATATTATCAATCACACTCATATGTAATTAGAGTAGGTGAATCAATTGAAAAATATCGTTCTATTGTCAAAGATTTAGTTCATCCAGCAGGTCATTTATTTTTTGGTGAAGTTGCAGTAGAAAACATCATCGTATCAGATACAAAAGGTGGTAGATTTAGTAGAAGAATCGATGTAGATGGTGTTGATAACTCTCTTGCATTAGAACAAAGACAATTTCTACCAACTTTAATTATACAATTAGAAGAAACAAGTCATCTCTTACTCGAAGATTCAACTAGAGATAATGTAAATCGCTTTGTTATGGAAGATGGTTTCACTTATGTTGAAGATGATGCCGCTTTCGAATCATCAGCATCAACAAAGAAAGAAACAATAGTTCTTGTACATACTAAGAAAGAAGAACTTGATTCATATAACATGTCTCATATATTAAGAGATTTTGTCCAACAAGCAACCAATCATGATAGAGACTATCTAGATGCTGGAAGACAAACAATAACACAAATTAAAAAATTCTTATCAAGTGAAACTGATACAAACATTGCAAATAATGTCTCTGGTCAAGTTGCAGTCAACAATACACATGTTTCATTTGTACAAAAGTCGCCTAGACTTGACGGTGTTATATCAGTTTTAAATATTGCAACAGCAGATAATAATTATCTTGTCTTAGATAGAGAAAATGCATTGTCACCAATAGGTGTGAGACCTCAAGACCAAGGTAAAGTATTCACATCACAAAATATGCAAGAAGAGAGATTGATGTTTGAAGATGGTTCTCTCATTCAAGCAGAAGAACCATTAAACAGATTAAGACATGAACCAGAAAGAAGAGATTTTCTTGGTGAAGCAATTTTATTAGAAGACAATTCAGGAAACATTTTAATAGAAGACGATACAATACCAGAAGAAATAGACCACTTCTTAACAGAGAGGTCTTTAGAATTAGTAAACCCATACATGTATATGGAAAATAATTCTGATAGAATAGTAATGGAAGACGGAAGTGCATTAGTGTCAGAACAAAACGGAACTGGAGTTGCGCTACATAGTTTTGTTCCAATAGGTCATACTTTTAGAACTATAAATAAAATTGCATTTCAAAACACTTACAGAATAGCATACTATTTACTTGATGAGTCAGATGGAAGTTCAGAAGAAGATAGAATACTTTTAGAAAGTGGTACAGAAGGTGGTGCAGGCCATCTATTATTAGAAACTTCTGTTAGAGAAGGAATGAGAGTTAATCAGTTAGATAGTATATTAGGTAATTTTTATGTCAGTTCATTTGACACACATGAGAATAGAAGAACAAATATCGCCTTTAGTTCTTACGTTTCTTCGACAAATATTACCAATTCTACCTTAGAAGGCATATAAATAGTTATTACAACCGAGGAGTTATTTAAAAATGGCAGCAATAATTTTAGAAAAATTTAGAACTCACAATGCAAAGCAGTTCATAGAAGATTTTGGAGAAACAGGTTCTTCAAATTATATTTTTATAGGTCGTTCACATTCGTGGACAGACGACAATTCACCCCCAGCACCTTTCAATGCAGAATCAGAAGAAGTTCGTGCATTCGAGGACATGATAGCACTTAAAAAAGTAAGTACTACAGATGTTAGTCATGGTCTAGTTAGATATAACTGGACAGCAGGTGTTGTTTATGACGAGTACAGAGATGACTATAGTTCATCAAATCAAACACCTTCAGGTGCTAATAATTTCTATGATGGTAGAGGTTATGTTGTTACTTCAGATTACAAAGTATATAAGTGTTTAAAAACACCAAAATCTGGTGGTGCTCATGCAGACGTAGGTACTCCAGTTGCTGCCGCTGTTGGAAGTGAACCTAGTGGAACATCTACTGCAAATCCAGAAATTACTGCTGACGGTTATCAATGGAAATTCATGTACCAAATAAGTGCTTCAGATGTTATTAAATTTGTAACTAATGATTTCATTCCTGTAAAAACTCTCGGTGCTCAAGTATCAGTTGCAGGTTCATTAGGTGCTTTAGGTTCAACTGGTACAGATGACGGTTCTGCTCAATATGATGTTGAAGCAGCCGCAAATGATGGTGGAATTTATAGATACATCATTACAAATCCAGGTTCTGGTTACACACTAGATTCAGGCACAACGATTGATGTTGCAGTCGAAGGTGATGGTTCAGGTGCAATCGCAACTTTAACTTTCGCTTCAGGACAATTAAGTTCAGTTACATATAAAGATGCAACATCATATGGTGCAGGTTATAAGAGAGCATCTTTCCCAACTCTTGATTCTACAATTTCAGGAATATCAGGTGGTTCAGGTGCAACAATCGAAGCTGTTATATCACCAATTCACGGACATGGTGCGAACCCAATCGAAGAATTAGGTGGAAACTATGTTGTTGTAAACTCTAGACTTGAGTTTAGTGAAGCTGCAGGTGGTAACGACTTCCCAACAGACAACGATTTTAGACAAATTGGTTTAATTAAAAATCCAATTGCATCATCTTCTGGTGCGGTATCTACTGCTAATACAATGACAGCTACAAGAGAATTAACTTTATTAGATGCTTCTAATATTGCAGTTGATAACATTATTACTTCAGATACAACGAATAATGTTTCAACAAAAAGAGCAAGAGTTATTTCTAAAACAGGTAATGTAATTAGAGTTCACACTATTGTAAATGGCGGTGGTGAATTTGTAAACTTTGCAAATGATGATGACGTTTATATCAATGCCTCAGGTGTTAAAATTACAGACGTAGCATCTAGCGGAGTTTCATCAGTTCATCCAGAAATGACACAATATACTGGACAAATATTATATCTTGAAAACAGAGGACCTGTTACAAGAGCTGCCGACCAGATTGAAGATATTAAATTGATTATTGAAATGTAATTCAGACTTGTCTGATTACACCAATAAATAAGATAGAAAGCTATGACACAAAAGACTGACCTTAATATTACGCCCTATTACGATGATTACTCAGAGGACAAAAAATTTCATAAAGTCCTTTTTCGTGCCGGCAGACCTTTACAAGCTAGAGAATTAACTCAATCACAATCTATTCTCCAAGACCAAGTAGAAAGATTTGGTGACCATTTCTTTAAAGAAGGTTCTATTGTCGCTGGCGCAGAGTCAAACATCGATATGGATGTTTACTTTATTAAAGTAAAGGCAGATAATCCAACTCAAGCAGGCGATGATTCAGTAGAATCTTATAGAACTTCTTTTCACGGAAAATTCTTACAAGGTCAAACAACAGGTGTCGTAGTTAAAGTGTTGACTTCAGCAGCTGCAACATCAACTGATAGTGCAACTCTTATATGTAAACAATATACTCAAGGTACAGATGCTAAAGGTTCTTTCTTAGTAGGTGGAGACGAAGTATTAAAAGAAGTTACGATTACAGAAAACACTGGTGCTATAACTATAAACGCATCAAACAATAATCACTTCAAGTCTGTATCAGAATCAGACACACCTTCAGGTCGTGCATCTATAGCTGAAATTCAAGATGGTGTTATCTTCACTAGAGGGTTCTTCGTATTAGTAGATAAACAAATAATTATTTTAGAAAAATATAGCGGTGTTCCTTCTTACAGAGTAGGTGTACAAATTGTTGAATCATTGGTATCATCATCAGCAGATGCATCACTGAATGATAATGCTCAAGGTACAAATAATGCAAATGCGCCTGGTGCCGATAGATTAAAAATAGATTTAAACTTCAAAAAAATTGCTCTTACTGATACAACTGATATAAATTTTATAGAGTTAGGTAGAGTAAACAATGGTATAATTGAATTAGAAATCAATAGACCAATTTATTCACAAATAGAAGACACATTAGCAAGAAGAACATTTGATGCAAATGGCGATTTTGTAGTAAGACCATTTAAGACATCATTTAGAGAACATTTAAAAACAACTTTAAACAGAGGATTCTATACCCAATCTAATGGTGGTGATGAATCTAAATTTGTATGTCAAATATCACCAGGTAAAGCATACGTTAGAGGATATGAGATTGAAAAAATTGGTACAACTAATTTAGAAATTTCCAAAGCAAGACAGACAGCGAAATTAGAAAATGCATCTACACCAGTAAGATTAGGCAATGAGTTATTAGTTAATAACGCAAAAGCATTACCAGAAATATCCGATTCAAGTACTACCGATGCATACAAACCAGTCAAATTATACGATGTCGGACAAAATGCAGGTGATTTAGATACAGCTGCAAAACACATTGGTTTCTCTAGAGTAAGACATATTGAGAATAAAACCAATGTATCTTCTCAAGCAAGTGATGAAATTCAATTATTTCTATTTGATGTTAAGATGTTTACGCAACTTAACATTCCAGTATCTTCAGGTGAATTCTTAGCAGGAGATAAAGTAATAGGTTCAAGTTCAGGTGCAACAGGTATCGTTGCATATTCAGATAGTTCAAATAATTATGTCATGATACATGATGTTGTTGGTACGTTTACAACATCTGACCAGTTAGAAGTTAAAGGATTAGGAACTTATAGCGGTACTAATACAATAACATCAACACAATCATTTAATGTTGGTCAAACAAGATGTGTATTTCAAGCAACACCAGGTTCAGGAAGTCAAAACTTTATAGCAGACGTTGTTTTAGATGACTTAAGAGAATTAAGTGGTATTCTTAGTTTTGCAACTAACTCAGGTTCAGTAACAGGTGTCGGTACATCATTTACAACTGAGTTGCAAATTGGAGACCAAATATTAGATTCTCTTGGTGGTCAACATAAAGTTAGTGCTATAACAAATGATTTTGCTATGACAATTACACAATTAGATGGCAGTGCAATATCATCATTGACTTCTCAGACTCAAGTTAAAGTTGTAAGAAAAAGAGCTAAACTTAAAAATCAAGACCAATCAGCTGCTATATTTGCATGGCCTAGAGATTACGTAGATAGTATTTCTCCTCTTTCCAATGGTGTTCAAACAAGAAGACAGATAGTTTTATCTGTAGATTCGAGTGGTAAAATTACAATACCAATTAATGGTTCTACAGAAAAATTTTCTGTAAAATCAAATGATAACTATCAATTTGCAGTCATAACACAATCATCGAGTGGAAGTAGAACACTTAATAATGGTGATATCATATATCCTGATGATATTAGTAGTTCTGATTTTGCATCAACAAGCGATGTACCTCTTGAAGTTACATTGGGTGATGCTAATGATAATGCAGCTCAAATTTTAGTGTCGTATGCTGTAACTACAAAAACTCCATCCGTTAAACCTAAAACTTTAAATGATTATAGAGCAATTAAATTTTCATCAGCAGATAGTGGTTCAGTTGAATATGGTTGTGCATACAATCATAAAGAATTGTCATTGGGTGTTTCAGATGTTCACAAAGTACATGCAGTTTTAGAAGCAGTTCCTGGCACAACTTCAGGTTCACAATCAAATGCAACACCACCTAATTTTATACCAACAGAAACATCTGGTAGTTTAGTATCTGGTGAAATAATTATAGGTCAGACATCAGGTGCAAAAGCAAAATTAATAGATTTCGCCTCTTCAGGTACAAAAACACATTTTGTTTATCTAGAAACAGAGGCAACTTTTTCTAACGGAGAAGCAATTGTAGGTCAAGAAAGTTCAGCAGTTGCTACAATAGCAAGTGTAGATATTGGTTCACCAAATATTAAAAATAGGTACTTTGTCGACAATGGTCAGAGAGATGGTTATTATGATGCATCTAAATTGCAGTTAAAGTCTGGTCATGTTACCCCTAACAACCCTATAACCGTTATCTTCGATTATTTCGAACCTTCTGGAAATGGTCAATACTTCGCAGTCAATTCATATCAAAATCAAATTGATTACAAAGATATACCAAACTATTCACCAAACAAAGTAGATTTAGGTGGATTTGAACCAGACGGACAATTTGAATTATCAGATGCAGTAGATTTTAGACCACACGTTAATGATATACAAGCACCATCAACTGGTGAATACAATCAAGATAGTGTTACTGATATGTCAAGTATAAGTACACAACCTTTTGCATACGAGTCAAGGGTGTTTAGTTTGAAAGAACTTAATACACCAATACCAAATACAACGGTAGATGCAACTATAGATTTTTATGTGCCAAGAATAGATAAAATATTTTTACATAAATCTGGTAAATTTGAATTAGTAAATGGTTATTCTGATATTTCACCACAAAGACCAGATGCATTACCAGAAGCAATTGAAATGTTTGAATTGTTTATACCAGCATTTACTGAGAATCTAAAAGAAATAGCAGTCAAACAAAAAGACCATCGAAGATTCACAATGAAAGACATTGGTAGAATCAATCAAAGAGTTACCAATTTAGAAAGAGTGACAGCACTTTCACTATTAGAACAAGATACACAATCAAAACAAATTTTAGATGCCGATGGTTTCGATAGATTTAAATCTGGATTCTTAGTCGATAACTTTAGAGGTCACAAAATTGGAGATGTATCTCATCCAGATTATCATGTTGCTATAGATACTAAGAGAGGACAATTAAGACCTCAACATTTTACAAACTTCTTTGATATAGATTTAAATACATCTAAGTCTACTAACTTTGTTAAGACAGGAGATTTGATAACATTACCATTTACAGAATTATCATATGTTAATCAAAATAAAGCATCAAGAGCTGTAAATGTCAACCCTTATCATGTTTTCTCATTCGTTGGTGATATAAAATTAACACCTTCAGTAGACTTATGGCAAGACACAGAAAATTTACCTGAAGTTAGAATCAATAGAGAAGGTAATTTTGATGCAGTAGTAGCAGAGAATCAAAATAGTCTTGGAACCGTTTGGAACGCATGGCAGACAACTTGGGCAGGTGAACCTGAAGTAGTAGACACTGAAACTATATCAAGTGTTGAGGGCGGTTCATGGGACGGTGACCCTTCTCAAGGTGGTAATTTTGCACCTAATAATTTAACAACAATTACAAGAGAAGTGACGAATACTCCTGAAACTCAAGTCAGGTCAGGTATTACAACTTCAGTCGTAGAAGAGTTTACAGAAACAAGAAATGACAGAGTTGTCAGTGTATCAGTTATACCTTTTATAAGGTCTAGAACTATAGCAATCGATGCTAATAATTTAAAACCAAATACAGCTCACTATGTATATTTTGATGGTATCAGAGTTGATGAATATGTAACACCACATTCAGCAACTTATTCAGCAGATTCAAATGCTGACGTTATTTCAACCGTAATAACTGATAGTAATGGTCGATTGAGAGCAAATTTTGAAATACCAAATAATCCTAAACAAAGATTCCCGACTGGTGAAAGACAACTAAGAATCACTTCAAGTTCTAATAACTTAAGTAACCCACCTTCAGTTGCAAATACAATTTATCAAGCAACAGGTACATTACAATCAAATCAAACAGAAATCGTATCAACAAGAAATGGTAGAGTTATTTCTGAAAGTACAAGTGGTGAAAGGCAGTTTACAAGACGAGGTGAAAATATTAACGTATCTACTCAAGAGATACCACAACCAGAGCCAATTGTTCCACCAGAACAACCTCCATTTGTGAGTGCGAGAGAGATACCTCCGATAGATATACCGGCGCCAACACCTGTAACAACACCAATAGTTCCTTTATTGGTTGAACCATTGCCAGTTGACGATGTAGAAAGGTCAACTGAAGATGTTTTTGGTCAGAATAGAAGATTTGGTTTTAGATTTATGAGAGAGTTTGGTTGGGGTGACCCATTAGCACAATCTTTCTTGGTCGAATCAAATGGAGGTATGTTCTTATCTTCAATCGATGTATTCTTTAAAACTAAAGATAAAGCATTACCTGTTTCATTACAAATAAGAAATATGGTGAATGGTTATCCAGGTCAAGTAATTTTACCTTTCTCAGATACCGTTAAAATGCCAGGAGATGTTAATATTTCAGCTGACGGTTCAAGTGCAACAACTTTCCAATTTGAATCACCAGTGTATCTAGAAGATGGTCAAGAGTATTGTTTTGTTCTATATTCAAACTCAAACGAATATGAAGCATTCATCTCTAGAATGGGTGAACCTGATATTATATCAGGCGAAACAATATCAGGTCAACCATATGCTGGTTCATTATTCATGTCTCAAAATGCATCTACATGGACAGCAGAACAAACAGATGACCTTAAATTTAACATAAAACAATGTAACTTTGATGATAGTCAAGTATCTAATCTAGTATTTGAAAATGCTGATTTACCTTCAATTAAATTACAAGAAAATCCAATTCAAACATTTAGTGGTCAAACATACATTAGAGTTTTAAATTACTCACACGGACATTATTCTACTAACTCTAGAGTTACTTTATCTGGAGTAGCAGGAGACAAAAAATCTGGTGTTATAAAATTACAAACACCAAGTGCTATCTCAGGCGCAGTAACCGCTCAAACTTACGAAACAGGCGGTAGTAATGAGGCAGCTGTAACAGGTGGTTCAGGTTCTGGATTAAAAGTTAAATTAGTTGTCGATTCAAGTGATACAGATGCAGTCAATTCAATTAGTATTACAGACCCAGGCGTAGGTTACGCTACAGGTAATACAATTACCGTAACAATAGATAGTCAAACATTTACCGTTGACGTAGAGAGTGTAGAAGACACACTAGGTGGTATACCAGTCAGTGCGATTAATTCTGCTCATACAGCATTAGTTGATTATGGTATAGATTCATTCACTATAGACCTGAATACACTTTTAGATGGTGCATCATATGAATTAGATTCTGGTTTCAGTGCGACCGCATCAACAAATGGTGGTGGTGAAAACGTAACGTCAACAAGAAATTTATACTACGATGCAATTCATACAATGATACCAAATATTAAACCGCAAGATACAGAAATATTTGCAAGTATGAATAGAACAGGTACAGCATCTCCAGAATCAACTCAAGATGCACAATACGTTAAGAGAACAACAAGTAACTTTGTTAGATTGAATGACAACGTATATTTCTCAACACCTAGTGTTGTTGCTTCAGTACCAAATGAATCAAGTAATATGGGTGGTATAAAATCTTTTGAGACTAGATTACAATTAAGGTCAATCAATCCAAACGTATCGCCTGTCATAGATGTTAATACAATTGGTGCATTATCAATCATGAATAGAATCAATAATATAGATTCTTCTAGCGATGTTCATACAGGTGAAACACATGTTAAAATGACAGAACCAGACGGCGATAATAATGCAATGGTTTATGTAACAAGAAAAGTTACGCTTAAAACGCCTGCGACAACATTGAAAGTTCTTGCAGATAACTTTAGACCACCAAATTCAGATTTAAAATTAATGTATAAAATATTAAAGAGTGATGAAGAAACACCAATCGATGATTTAGGTTTTGAGTTCTTTAACGAAACAAGTACATATGGTGCAAATCCGGGTAACGCAGACATAGATACACCTAGAGATGCAAGAAACTTTAAAGAATATGAATATACAGCAGATAACTTGCCAGAATTCAGTTCTTTTGTAATTAAGATAGTTGGTCAATCATCAAACACATCGGTTGTTCCAATTGTATCATCATTGAGGGTGTTAGCATTAGCATAATGAAAGAAGTTAAAGTGAAAGGACATTCAACTTTAATTAGAGATGAAGAATCTCATGCTATTGTGAATACAGATGTGGAAACATATAAATTGACAATGAAACGCAGACAGATGTTAATGTCTCAGAGAAATGAAATAAATAGTTTAAAGAATGAAATTGGTGAAGTAAAGCAATTATTGTTGCAAGTAATAGAGAGAGTAAATGGCTAAAACGGTAGATAATTTTTCGACAATAGAAGACTTCAGACTGAAGTATAATGAATTAGCAACAGACGTTGGTGATATAAGCGGTCTTCAAACTCCAAGAAGTGGTAATTTAACAGACGCTTTAAATAGTGTTAATGAAAAAGACTTTTTCTTCCAAGAATTTATTTACAGAGTTACTTCAAATAACGAAGTTAATTTTAGCGGTTTAGATGAATTTGCTAATACTTTAAAATTTAGAAAAGATAGAATTCAAGTATTTGTCAATGGTAAACATCTAATCGAAGATATCGATTATGTTATCTCAAATCAAAATTCAGATGGTACATATGGTCAAATAAATCTACAAGGCACTTACGCTTCAGGTCAAGCAGATGCAACTCAAGTAAATGATAGAGTTGTAGTATACTCTTACACAGGTTCATATCTAGGTGTTGCAGTACAATCAACTGGTTCAACATTCTGGTTATTATCAGATACAAATTCAATTTATAATAGTAATCAATCTGGTGTTATTATAAATGGAGTTTCAACAGATGTTGATACAGAACACGAATCAGGTTTCAATATCAAATTAAATGGTAGAACTTTTGCTACAGATGATATCGTTGCAACTACCGGTAAAAGAATCGAAGCACCAACATTAACTGACGGCACTGCATCATTATCAAGTGGTTCAATAACAAGTGCAGTAAACGGAACATTCTCAGGACAAGTTCAGGCAGAACATTTAGTATCAACAGATGATTTAGCAGTGAGTGATGATGCAACAATTGGTGGTGCATTGTCAGTTGCTGGTGGTTTTGGTTCAAGTGGTCTTTCAGTATCAGATGCAGGTAATTTATCTGCTGACGGTGATTTGACAATTGGTGGTAGTTCAAGTTTAAATGGTAGTGTTACTCTAGGTGATAGTGCTTCAGATAATATTACATTTACTGGTAAAGCAAATTCAAATATAAGACCAAGTGCAAATAACACATACTCGTTAGGTTTATCAACATTAAAATGGTCAAATGTTTTCTCAAATACATTTACTGGTGACTTAACAGGAAACGTAACCGGAAATGTCACCGGAGACATCATAGGGAATGTAACTGGTGCAGTAACAGGAACGGTTTCAGATATTTCAAACCATGACACTGGCAATTTATCAGAAGGTTCAAACTTATATTATACTAACGCAAGAGCAGATGCTAGAATAGCAAATGCAAGTATAGGTGATTTAGGTAATGTCTCAAATACGAGTGCATCTATAGGACAAATTTTAGCATGGAGTGGTTCTCAATGGGCACCAGTCGATAACCAAGATTCTGATGCTGTTACTGAAGGAAGTACTAATCTATTCTATACAAACGAAAGAGTTGATGATAGAGTTAATGCATTGTTAACAGCAGGCACAGGCATCACATTAAATTATGACGATGCTAATAATACATTACAAATATCTGGTGTTGCTCAATACTCAGATTCAAATGCAAGACAAGCTATAACAATAACAGATGCTGGGGGTGACGGTTCATTAGTATACAATAGTTCATCAGGTGTTGCAACATATACAGGACCTAGTGCTAGTGAAACTAGAGCTCACTTTACTGGCGGTAATGGTATATCTCTCTCTTCAGGAGATATCAGTGCAAATGTATCAAACGGTATCGAAATAAATAGCGATAATATAGAATTAGATTATGAAGTAATTAGTTCTGGTTCGTTCTCTGGAACACCAAGTGGAGCAGGACACCAAGTTGGACACTTGTTTTTTGTGATATGATATGGCTAACGACATTTATATAAAACATAACTTCGCACAAACGCCTGACGGAAGTTTTCAACAACCATATATACATCAGGTATCAGTCGATAGTCAAACACCTCTTGAGAGTCAAACTCAAATTGTTGCTCAAAGAATAGCACAACAGCCTGCTATTGCACAACAACCTTCTAGAGTTTCAACTCAACAACAAAATACGGTTTCTGCTCAATACACATCTCAGATTCAACAAAATCAACCTTATACATTTCAAACACTATTACAAAATGTAAATCGTCAGGTATCGTTAAGAGATGTAGATAGACAAATATCTTATCGAACTCCTTCGCCTTCACCTTCAACGTATCAAGTGGTTGAAAATGTTCAACAACCAAATACAAGACCGGTACCATCATCAGTAGCAGCACGATATGCCAACTCAGTACAGAATCCTTTTGTAGATGATGCACATATATTTGTTTCATATACTGCTAGACGGCCTTCTCCTTATATATCACAACAACCTGTAATAGTGCAAACACCAGGCAATGCTCCTTCTACACAACAAACGATTAGAGAAGAAATATATGTTGCAAATGCAACTAAAAGAACTGAACTACACCGCAGTGTGTCTGCTTCAAGTTCATTAGCCAATCCTGGTACAATAAACAATTATATGCACGTTAGTATATTTGAAAATGATGATGATTATAACTTTTATTTCCGTGTTAGAACTGATTCAAATGCTAATGGTTCTAAATTACTTCAATTAGAATCAGGTCAAACAACAATGCCTACATCAGGTGTCGGAACCATAGTGGTCTTTTTTCGATTTCCAGCTGGTTCTATTCCTAGTTCATGGGCTATAGACGTTGGCCCTATTTCGGTGACAACATCTGGTGCAGGTTCAGGCGGTAATATTACCTTATCTGATGGCGGTTCTCATCCTAGTTCAACATATGATATGGGAAATGTTGTTCAGTTTGACGGCAGTTCTAGTTTTGCTACTTGGTCTGAAGATAGTTTTGGTATGAATGTGCAAGCCACTGGCAGTCTAAGTTCTTTAAGCGGCGCCGGAACATATGTAATAGGTGGGTCTTTTCCTGTGAGATTTAGATTTAATCATTCAGACAATAGAGGAACTTTAACACAAACTTATGCAGTAAATATGTACAATCAATTTAATGTAACGTATAATCAGTCGCCTTCACCATCACCAGGATTCCAACCTTTCGGTAGTTTCAACCCAGGTGATATAAGGTAAATGATATGAGTAATCAACAACAACAATGGCCTTTTATTACGTCAACTCCGACTCCAGCTAGATATGCTAATAGTGGTCAACAGCAAAATCCATACCCAGCAATTCGTCAAGCGCCTTATACTTTTCAAAACCCAGGTCCATCGATTGTTCGAACACCTGTATTAACACAGGTACAAACTCAACAGGATTATCGAACACCATTTACATATCGACATACAGAGAACAGGCAAACCATAGTTCAGGTTACAGCGCAACAACCTACACTTTATCAAACTCAACAACCGATAATATATCAAGGTCGACAACCTACTCCTGCTATAAGACAAAATCCTGTCATATATCAAAACCCGATTATAGTTCAGTCGCCTGCTATTGTTCAAACACCTCAAAGAAATAGTGTTCAACAGAGAAATAGTTTTCAACAATCTTATAGAACTCAAACACCATATACTTTTAGACAACCTTCAATTGTTCAACAAACAAATACAGGCACTAGACCAATTCAACAGGTTGCTAAAGTTAAAGCAGTATACGTCAAGACAGCGGTTGGTGTACAAAAACTTGATGAAATCTTTGTTAAAAAAGATAGTAGTACCGTTGAGAAAATACACCAATCAGTACCTACTGCTCAATTAAACAAATAATTAGCATAAATAGATAGCATGGCAGCTATATCAAACATTTTCATTGACCAAGGAACAGACTTTAGTGTGACCGTTGATGTCACTGATGCTAATGGTTCGCCATTAAACTTATCAGGATATACAGCAGCTTCTCAAATTAGAAAGTCATATGCATCATCTTCTGCTAGTGCAACATTTACAACAAGTATTTCAGCATCTTCAGGTCAAGTAACAATGTCTCTTACAGATACGCAGACATCTGGTTTAGCGGCTGGTCGTTATTTGTACGACCTAAATATAACAAGTAGTGCAAGTGTTACATCGAGAGTGGTAGAAGGACAAGTAATTGTAACACCAGGAGTTACGAGGTAATTATGGCAATTAAAGGTGTAGTAGGAAGAGTAGCAGGTATATCTGCTAGAGTTCAAGGACAAGGTAATGTCCGTGTAAAACAGGTTGCAATCGGTGATGCTTCATCAGCAGTTAATTTATCTGCTAAATCTATTCAAGAATTACAAGATGTAGATGCAACAGAAACAGACAAAGGTTTATTACAATATGACCAAGCATCTGACCAGTGGAAAACAACCACGGTTATAGATGGCGGAACATTTTAATAATATAAATAATTTTACAATCAAGGTGTCATTCAGTGAGACACGACCCACATAGTGAGTGGACCGATACATGATGTTCTTTCTCGGATAGTGAAGAGAAATTAATTAATTAATTTTTATAATAACATATTAAATTTTTTAGGAGAAAAAAATGGCAACGGTTATTCAAATCAAAAGAAGTACAGGAGCTTCCGCACCAGCAGTCTCAGACTTAGCTGAGGGCGAATTAGCGTATGTACAAGATAGGTCTAACGATGGTGCTTCTGCTAAATTGTATATTGAGTCTGTAGACTCAGGCGGCTCAGCTGCTATTCACGAAATCGGTGGTAAATACTATACTGATATCGTAGATGGTGCTGCTCCAACACCTGCTAACTTTGTAGTAGGTAATGGTTCATCAGCTGGTGCATCTTTACAACTTAGAGAAGATTCAGACAACGGTTCAAACTTTGTTGCTCTTAAATCACCTGACTCAGTAGCAAGTAATTTAACATTTACTTTGCCTGGTTCAGATGGTTCAGCAAACCAAGTTTTAGCAACTAATGGTTCTGGAACACTTTCATTCCTATCAACAACTTCAACACTTGCAGGTGCAACTGATTCAGATATTTCATCACCAACATCAGGACAAATTCTTGTTCATGACGGTAGTGATTCATTTGATAACGTATCACTTTCAGGTGACGTAACAATGGCATCAAATGGTGCCGTAACTATCGCTAACACAGCAGTCGAAACAGCAATGATTGCTAACGATGCGGTAACTTTAGACAAAATTGCAGATGCAGTAATTATTTTAGAATCAGAAGGTATTGGTAACAACGATGTTGATACTGGATTCCCAACAGCAGCTGCAGTTAAAGACTATGTTGATTCTCAAGTAACAGCTCAAGACCTTGATTTTCAAGGTGATTCAGGTGGTGCTTTATCAATAGATTTAGATTCAGAAACTTTATCTATTGTTGGTACTGCTAATGAAATCGTAACAGCTGGTTCTGGTAATCAAATTCAAATTGGTCTTCCTGACAACGTGACTATTGGCGGTAACTTAACCGTTAGTGGTACAACTACAACCGTTAACTCAACAACGGTTTCAATTGCTGACCCAGTGTTTGAAATCGGTGATGATGGTTCAGATGACAACCTAGACAGAGGTATCAAATTTAAGTACAACTCAGGTGGTGCTAAAGTTGGTTTCTTTGGTATGGACGATTCAGATGCTAAATTTAAGTTTATTGCAGATGCAACAGACTCAAGTTCAACATTCTCAGGTTCATTAGGTAATGTTGCTTTCGGTAATATCGAAGGTTCAGGTCTTGCTCTTTCAGGTTCAATTACTTCAGTAGATGGTTCTGCTCCTACAGCAGGTCAGATACTAATAGGTAATGGTTCTAACGGAGATATGGAACTTGCAACATTAACTGCTGGCGAAGGTCTTGACGTATCAAATGCAGACGGTTCAATAACATTATCAGCTGAAGACGCTACAAGCACCAACAAAGGTATAGCAAGTTTTGCAAGTGCAAACTTTACCGTAAGTTCAGGTGCTGTTACCATTACTGCTATCGATGGAGGCACATTTTAATTAGTGTTTTTAATCAATAGGAGGAAAATATGGCAACATTAATTCAGTTCAAAAGAAGTTCTACACAAAACTCAGTTCCCGCTGTTAGTGATTTATCAGTAGGGGAACTTGCAGTTAATACTTATCATGGTAGATTCTATACTGAGAAAAATGATGGTTCGGCAGCAGTCGTAGAAGTAGGGTCAAATCCTTCTTCATTAACCATTAATGACGCTATTACTTTCCCAACTAGTGATGGTTCAGCAAATCAAGTATTGCAAACAAACGGAAGTGGTACATTATCTTTTGCATCACAACCAAGTTCTGGAATAGTTATCTTTAGATACACTATTACTAGCAATACAACCGCCATAACAGGTAACGATGATGATAGTAATTCATTATCATATAGTCCTGGTTCAGAACAAGTATATCTTAATGGTGTACTTTTAGAAGATGGTGGTGCTGACTATACGGCAACTAATAGTTCGACCGTCACTTTATCGGAAAATGCGATAAACGGTGACTTAGTAACTATAGTAGCGATAACCTCAGCTGCAAATCTAGTACAAGGGTTTTTTACCCAATCTACTTTTTCAGCAACAACAGCAAACCAAGTGTTATCATCTAATGCGATTGCCAACAAGGGAATCAAATATGTGATAAACGCTACACATGCTAGTGCTGGTACACATGCAGCTGAAGTACTTTTAATCAACGATGGTTCGAGTGCATATTTCGTACAATACGGCGATGTATTTTCGAATTCATCATTGTTTTCATTGAGTGCAGATATTGATTCAGGTAATATGAGACTTCTCATTACGCCTGCCAATACTGCTACTACCGTGGACACATTTCAAATCAGACATAGTTAAGGAGATATAAGACATGGCATTATCAAGAGGATTTAAAATCGCTGAATTGATTCGTCATTTATCATATGACTCCACCAATGATGTAATTGTTACTGCAAAGAAAACTCAAGATAAGAACAAGAAAAGTGGTGCAGAAACAAAAACTGCCACTGACCAGTTCTCTTTAGATTCTTTTGCACATGCAGACTTTAGAGCTGCTAGATACATCATTGCAATGTCAAGAGGAAGTGATTTCCATTCAACTGAAGTTGTGTTAGTTCATGACGGAAGTGCGGTAACATTAACTCAATATGGTACATTAAAAGACGCTAATTTAGCTACAATAGACGCTGACATCTCAGGTTCAAACGTAAGGTTGTTAGTCACTCCAGCGAGTGCTACATCAACCGTGATTAAATTTGATAGAACCTTAGTAGACGCTTAAATAATAATTTACATTATTTTAAAGGGGGCATTTCGCCCCCTTTTTTTTAATCTTTAAAAATCATAAATAGTACCATGGCAACAAAAGCGAAATTTTATACAGACCTAGGTTTTCAGTCAGCATTATCTGCTCAAGTAGACGGAGATTTTACGGTTACAGGTAATTTAACCGTAAACGGAACAACTACAACGGTCAATTCATCTACTACTTCTGTTACAGATAGTATGTTTGAATTAGCTAACTCAAATACTTCAGCTGATACATTAGATATTGGAATATATGGTAATTATAACGATGGACTATCTGATGGTGGTGCAAGTGAATATACTGGTCTATTTCGTGATGCTTCAGATTCTACATGGAAATTATTCGATGGATTAGAAGTTGAACCGACTACAAGTGTTAACATATCAGGAACAGGATATGCTTTAGCAGATTTACAAGTTGGTGATTTGAATGCTACTACATTAAATGTAACAAATTCTATTACAGGTGCTAGTATAGCATATCCTACAAGTGATGGTACAAATGGACAAGTTCTTACAACAAACGGTTCAGGAACTTTAACATTTCAAGATGCTGGTGGTTTAGATAGTGGGTCAATTACAACTACGTCTACGTCTATAACAAACTTAGATACATTCTCAGCATCGACTTCAAGAGGTGGAAAATATACAATAACATTATCAGATTCAACTTCAGGTGTTTATCAAACTACAGAAGTGCATATAATACATGACGGAAGTGCATCAAGTATGTCACAATTTGGTACGGTTTTGCAAGGTGGCAACAACGAGCTCGCAACATTTTCTACAGATATCAATTCTGGTAACGTTAGATTAAGAATTACACCTGCTTCAACGAATTCTACGAAAATTTCTTTTAAAAAAATTCTAATTGACGTGTAGGAAGAAGGCACATTTTACTAAATATTAGCGTCAATTGAACATTAAAGAGGACACATAAAAAATGGCAACACAAAATTCATTTGTAATAGAGTATGGATTGACGGTTGGTTCAACCGAGGTGATAAACTCTTCTGGTAAATTACAATCTAGTGCGATTAGTGAGTTAGATACGGATAATCTTTCAGAGGGGTCAACGAATCAATATTTTTCAAACGCAAGAGCAAGAGGCGCAATTAGTCTAGCATCTGGCGAATCAAATCTTTCATACAACTCTACATCTGGTGAGTTGTCTTTACCATCGGTGAACGGAGGCACATTTAGTTAAAAATGACAAGTAAGAATTTTATAATCAAAAACGGCCTTACCGTTGGAAACACAGAGGTCATAGATAGTTCAGGTAATATAACAGCAAGTGGTGTAGGTGCAGCTGTACAAGAAGCAATCGCTGATAAAATTGGTGGTATCATTCAAGGTTCAGGTTCAACAACCGTAACTTATGATGATGCAAACGATACAATTACCATTTCATCAACAGGAAAAACAGAAGAAGAAATACAAGACATAGTTGGCACTCAGATAGTATCAAATGGTTCACATACAGGTGTTTCATTTGTTTATGATGATTCAACTGATGGTGGTATAAATGCTACGGTTTCATTATCATCTTTTAACACAGGCAACTTAGATGAAGGTGCTAACTTATACTATACCGATGCAAGAGCAGATGCTAGAATCGCAGCTGCAAGTACAAGTGACTTATCAGAAGGTTCAAACAAATATTATACAGACGAAAGAGTAGATGATAGGGTTAACGCTTTAATCACAGCAGGTTCAAACATAACAACTACATATGATGACGCCGCTGGTACTTTGACTATCGCTGCTACAGAAGATAATCTTTCAAACAACGATACAGATGACCTTTCAGAAGGTACAACAAATCAATACTTTACTGAAGCAAGAGCAAGAAGTTCAATATCAGTTTCAGGCGACTTATCATATAACTCTACATCTGGTGTTATTTCATTTACAAACGATGCTGGTGATATAGAAAGTGTCACAGCAGGAGATGGTCTATCAGGTGGTGGTTCATCAGGAGCTGTCTCACTTGCATTAGATTTAAATGAATTAACAGACCAAGCAGTAGATGTCGCAAACGATAGTATTGCGATTATAGATGCAACAGACAATTCTACCAAAAAAGATTTAATTAGAGATGTTGTCACAGGTATCGCTGGTACAGGTCTTGGTGCATCTTCAGGTGTTTTAAATGTTTCATTAGCATCATTTGATACAGGCAACTTATCTGAAGGTTCAAACAAATATTATACAGACGAAAGAGTAGACGACAGAGTTAATGCATTAATTACTGCTGGAACAAATATCTCAACTTCATATGACGATGCAAACGGAACACTTACGATTAACTCTTCAGGTAAAACTGAAGAAGAAATCGAAGATATTGTAAACGGTTTAATAGTCGGTGGGACAAACATCACATCAACATACGATGACGGTGCTGGAACACTTACACTTGCTGGTCTATCAGATTCAGATATCAGAGGTTTAGTATCTGCTGGTGGTAATTTATCATACAATAGTTCAACAGGTGAATTCTCATTTACAGAAAGAACAGATGCAGAAGTCAGAGGACTTGTATCAGTCACAGATTCAGGCGGAGATGGTTCACTTGCATATAATTCATCTACAGGTGTAATCACATACACAGGCCCAAGTGCATCAGAAGTCAGAGCTCATCTAAGTGCAGGAACTGGTGTAACATATTCAAGTGGTGAATTTAGTATCGGTCAGGCAGTTAACACTAATAGTAATGTTACATTTAACAATGCAGTAATCGATGGTAACTTAACGGTTAATGGAACAACAACATCAGTTTCATCAACAAATACTACAATCGAAGATGCATTAATCGAATTAGGGTCTGGTAACACAGGTGCTAACTCAAATGACCTTGGACTTATCTTAGAGAGAGGAAGTACAGGTGATAATGGATTTATGGGTTGGGATGAAAGTGCCGATAGATTCGTAGTTGCGACAACAACTGCAACAGGTTCTTCAACTGGTGGACTAAGTTTATCTGAAGCAAACTTTAGAGCAAATCAGATAACAACAAGTTATGCATCAAATAGTGGTGGTGTAGCGAGAAACATATATCAATCAACTTCTGCTCCGGGTAGTTCAGATGGACAAGTTGGCGATTTATGGATTTTATACTCTTAATTGAGTAACATATATATTATAACAGAGATTTAAAAATATGGCAACAGGTTCACAAAAAGTAAAAACACCATCGGGTTGGAATAGTACTCGAGGTGCTTGGGTAAAAACAGGTGCAAGTACTTGGAAAGATGCAGACCAAATCTACATCAAAACGCCTTCAGGTTGGAATAACGCATCTGGTCAAACAAGTGTTCAACAACCTTATCCATATATTGCAAATGCTCAGAATCCTGTAATTAGAAATAGACAAAATCCATATCCTTACATAGCAAATGCTCAGAATCCTGTAATCAGAGACGCTCAAGAGCCTAATATTAGAAGTGCTCAAGAGCCTAATATTAGAAGTGCTCAAGAACCTAATATTAGAGATGCAAGACAACCTGCTATATATCAAGTTAACGTGCCTTCTAGAAGTCCATTTACATATCAACACAGGTCACCGTTTACATATAGAAATCCGGTGAGTGCTCAAGAACCTAATATTAGAAATAGACAAACACCATTTACATATAGACACCCAGCATCTGCTCAAGAACCTAATATTAGAAATGGTCAAACACCATTTAGATACCCAGCAAATGGTCAAACGCCATTTAGATATCCTGCTAATGCAAGACAACCTGCTGGTTATAGAGCAAGTGCTAGACAACCATTTACATATCAAGCGCAATATAGAAGTCCATTTACGTATCGAGCAAGATATCCAGCTATTTACTCTTTTAGTTTTCAAAGCCCGTTTAATCAAACTGACCCACAAGCTGATGGACAAACACCTTATAGAGCGTCAGCTCAACAACCTGCGATTGCTAGAAGTCCGTTTAGATATATAACGCCAGCTAGACAACCATACTTTTATACATTCGGCGGTTTCGGCGGTTTCGGTGGTTTTAATATAAGGTAAATGATATGAATAGTTTAAGTAGGAAAAAAATATAATGCCATCAGGAAGAAGAATAGTAGGCTCAAGAGCATCAGGTCAATCACCTGGTAATGTTGGAAATCCGTTTACTTATAATAATAGGCAGCCATTTACGTATCCACATTCCGTACAGGCTCGACAACCAAACATTGGTTCTGGTAGTTATCGAGCAAGATATCCTGCTAACGGTCAACAACCTGTTCCTTATATTGCTAATGGTCAAACACCATTTAGATACCCAGCAAGTTATCAAATACCATTTACATATAGAGCAAGTGCTAGACAACCATTTACATATAGAGCAAGTGCTAGACAACCATTTACATATAGTCATAGGTCACCGTTCACATATAGACACCCAGCAAGTGCTAGACAGCCATCTACGTATCAACATAGGTCACCGTTTACATACAGAAATCCAGTAAACGGTCAAGAACCAAATATACGTGACGCAAGACAACCTAATATAGTTCAACAATCCAGAAACTATCAAATACCATTTACGTATCAACACAGGTCACCGTTTACGTATCAACATAGGTCGCCATTTACGTATCAACACAGGTCACCATTTACGTATCAACATAGAAGTCCTTCTACATATGCTAGACAAGGTCAGACACCAACTACGTATCAACATAGAAGTCCTTCTACATATGCTAGACAAGGTCAGACACCAGTGATACGTTGGGATAATGACTTGGCTAATCAGTGGCCAGGTTCTCCTGTGACTGGATAAATAAGTTAGTACAAGCTAATAAAAACTTTATATTATGAAAAGACTCACGTTAAAAGAAGCCCAAGAACTATTTAAAGACTACGATTCAGAAAAATTTCCTAATTCAACTACAACTCAAATTGGTCATTTTGATATCGTCAAAGATAAACAAATAGGTCAAAATAAAGAACAGACAATTGAAGTTTTACATTGGATATATGAAAATGTAACTAGTTATCCAAAAATTGTTAAATGGAAAGAAGTTAGAAAAATATTTCAAACCGAATTATCTCATAATAATTATAAATTAAGTAGTTGGGGCAAACTCAAACATCCATCTTTTATCTACAACGCATTATTACCAAAAGTCTATACGTCAGAACCTGAAGTAGCTGCTCCAGGTTTTTTAGGTTTTGGTACTAAGAACCTAAAAGACGAACACGATGACTTATCTCATTTATCAGATGTTACAAGAGAAACAGATTTAGTAAAATCATCTTACTATCATGCTGCTAAAGCACACTGGTTAGTGCAAGACATAAGAAAAAACGGATTATGGAATAGACCGCAAGGCAAAGTATATAAAGATGGAGATAATCGTTTTAGACTTATGATGCATCCAGGTTCTGTTCGTTCACAGGTCATTGAAATGTTAGATGATGATGATTTAGAACTTATGATTTATGATAAACATAATTTATTTCCAGATATACAACCTACGACTCTTGAGTTTATGCTCGATGAAATAAAAACAAGAATTTCAGAAATAGAAGAGAATGATGCCCTTTCACGTAAGTTGCATACAGATGTTTCTTTTCATCTTTCAGCTGGAGGATATATTGAAATGAGTTCATCTTTAGCACATATGCATAATATGGATTTTAGAACTGAGGTTTATAAATTTAATAGACAAGTGACCGAATTATCTTCAGGTAAACCTATTACAATCTATGTTGGTTATGATAGTAGACATGAAAACATATCTGAACAAGCAAAAAGATTAATTGATTTAAGAATAGCACAAAGTCTCGGTGGAGGAGATATAACAGGTCTCTTCAAGTGGTTTAAACCTGAAGTCAAGTTATTAGATATTTCAAAAATACCAGAGTATACAAGAGAATATGCAAACCAGTCTACTGAATTCACTTATAGTAGATTTTTGATACCTTATCTAGAAAATTATGAAGGATTCAGTATGTTTGTTGACAATGATATTTTATTCAGAGAAACGCCTTTACCCTTTTTATATTTTTTAAATCCAGAAGACGCTGTAGCTTGTGTACAATACAATTTTGATAAACACGATGAAACAAAAATGGATGGCGAAAAGAACGTCTCTTATCCTAAAAAGCTTTGGTCTTCATTAATGGTTTTCAATAATAGTCATGAAGATTGTAAGAAGTTAACTCCTGAGGTAATCAATACAGAATCAGGTAAATATCTACATCAATTTGAATGGACAAATGCAATCAGTGAAATACCAGAATCACATATTGTCACTGAAGGATTTGATACGTTAAAAGATAAACCACATGCATTTGCAATACATTATACAAGAGGTGGTCCTTGGATAAAAAACATGAATTTAGACAACCTAAATATGCTTGACGAATATCAAAACATGATTAATAAAATACAAGTAGAGGAAAACTTTTTAAAATAGTATTGTAATTAAAGACCACTTAGTATATAATAGGAGTTATTATGAATATGTTAATTTATTGTGAAAATGGAAATCTAACCATCAGAAAATCAAATGGTTTAGAATATACCTTTAATAATACAGATAAACCAAATTTTGGTTTTGAGTATGATGTCATCATTTACGATGACATAGAAGTAAAGATTTTAGAGTGGAAAGAAAATGTTCCTTTTGATAAACAAGAACATATAACTCTAAATGAAACAGAAATCGATGCTATTGAGCAGTACATAGAAAATTCAGAACCGCCTGAAGGCCATTCGTTAAATCAACAATATAGCAATCAACTATGTAATATGACAAACAATTATTGTCAAGAACAGGCTCAAAATTATGGTTTTAATGACTTATTGGAAGTTATGATAGCAGCAAGAGAGGGTTCTTGTCACCCATTTAGAATTAATGCAAGAAGAACCTTAGAATATTATGATGCAGTCTGGTCGGTATATGATAATCTTATGCAAGAGATAATCAATACAAGAGAAGATGTGTTAAGAGAATATGAACATTATGCTTCTGCTATACCAACTCCAGTGAGACCACCTCAAGCTTAAACAATGCAAGTCGAGTATATAGATGCTCCATTTAGCATTGAAAAATTACCTTTAGATAAAATTTATGTAATTGACAATTATCTAGAAAAATCATTACATCATTTTTTTGACAAGTATATCACAAATGCTTCAATATGGTCTAAAACCAATCAAGTCAATTCAATTAGCCCAACAGGTTTGCCTCATCATAGTTTTTGGGGAGGAAGTTTTTTTAGAACAAAAAATGGTTTGAAGACTATCGAAACAGACATGGAACCAAGGCATACTTATTTTGCTGATTTTTTAGATAAAAGAATACAAACCGATTTTGGTTTCGAATGGATTAGATTTCAATATATGGGTTTAAATTCACAAACACACGGACTACAAGGAACTACCCATTCAGATTGCCCAAAAGAAGATGAATGGAATCTTTCTTTTTTATATTATTACAATAGATATTGGAATAAAGATTGGGGTGGTGTATTGAGATTTTACGATGAGCATCAACAAGGGCTAGATGGTCGTGATGAACACATACAGAATCATCAAATTGCAGAAGTTGAATTTAAACCCAATCGATTATTAATGTTTGACGGAAGAATACCACACGGTGCAGATGCGCCGAATGAAAATGCAAGATATATGGATAGAAGGTCAGTTGTGTTGAGAGGAGATGAAGTATGCCTACTATAGATTTTATCTCATTCACCGAAGAAACGGTAAGATTAGTAAAACCAGTTTTAGCTAAAAAAGCTCAACCTGAATGGTGGAAGAAATCAAAAATAGCTGATATCACACATGGCGAAATAGCCAGAACTATTAGAAGTTGTCCTGCGATGGACGATTGGTTAAAGTCTGGTTGGATTATTGAAACATTACATGATATAGATGTGATACAAGGAGATAATAATGGTACATTTAATTCTGAATTTAAAGTAACAACATTGCCTCATCATGCTGTAGCATCGCCAAGCCATCCCGAAACACAATTAAATAATTTTTTACCATACGGTTTAAACGATAGAATCAAGTCTGCTTTTAAAATCAGACAACCATGGAATGTTATAACTCCGCCTGGTTATTCATGTTTATTCTTAGACCCATTTCTTACTAACAACATACACTTTACGGTATGGCAAGGAATTATAGATACAGATAAATTTAATGTAAATAACGATAATGCTCAAATGATATTTTATCCTAAAGTTAATCATAGTTTTACGATAAAAAAAGGCACAGCATTATGTCAAATTATACCTTACAAAAGAGAAGTCTGGACTGCAACGTATCAAGTACATTCTAGTAAATCTTATATAGAAAATAGAAATAAAGTTACCAAAAATGTTGAAAATACATCTATGGAAGAATATAACAAAGATTCTAAATATGAAGTAGACAACGCATTAGGCGGCGCAAGTCCGTATAGAAGAGAAGGACAATGGCAAGAAAAAGGTAAATTGTATAAAGAAAGTGAACCGCCACCAGAGTGCCCATATCACGGTAAAATAGAAAATGATTAAGTTGATGTTTCCAGCTTTTGTTTGTGTCAAAGAATTTCTTGATAAAGATTCAGAACAATATCCAAATATGACAAGAGAGTATTTTAAGATACTCAAAGATGAAATGGATAACATGCAAAAGTTAGACCCTAAAGGTAGAAATGTTTCTAATTCAGGAGGTTGGCAGTCTAACGATGGTATAGAATCTAATCCTATATTTGTTAAAGCATATCGTACAATTAAGAGAGTCGTAGCAAATGAATTGGTGCCTGCTTTAGGTTTAGAAAAAAATTCTTTTAATGTTGTAATGCATAACTCTTGGGGTAATATGAATTTCAATGGCAATTTCAATAAACCTCATCTACATAATGGCTGTTTTTATTCTGGTGTCATGTATATTAAAGCTGATGGTGATGAAGGAAATTTAGTATTTGTAGATACAAATCATAAAATAGCAGGTGTATTTCCACCAAATCCGATGATGAAAGAATCGGAGATATATTCACCTAGAACAGGCGACTTATATTTGTTTCCTAGTGGTTTGATGCATATGGTAGAACCGAATCTAACAGATAAAACCAGATATAGTATATCATTCAACTTAGAAGTTAATGGTGGTCAACGAAGAGAAACTATTCAAAATGAACATTTAAAGTATGAAGTGAATGATGAGGGTGACTGCTTTTGATAAATAGTATATATGGACAATATAGTTATAGACCCAACATTACTTTGGAATTTAATTCTTTCTCTTATCATAGTGCCTGTGGGTGTTCTTGTTAGAACTATTCTAGCAGAACAAAAAAGAATGGATATTCTCATTAATAAAACAAGAGAAGAAATAGCAAAAGATTATGTAACTAGAGACCAGTTAGAAAAGGATTTAGAGAAATTAATTTCTACGGTAGAAAGAATGGACGAAAAACTTGACAGAATCCAGACCAAAACTTATTTTCAAGACTAAAGAAGATTTTTTACAAAGTCAATCACTCAGAGAAAATTTTCAAAATTGCCAAGGAGAAGTAACTCGATTTGATACAGAGTCTTTGCCTGATTGGTACAAAGAGCATTTTGAATTATTACTCAGTCATTATAATATAGAACCTACATACGATAGTTTTCTATATCATTTCGAAAAATATCATTTAACACCTTATGATTGTTCTAAGTATCTTTGGTTAAAAGATAGTGTTAAAAAAGAAAACACGTATTGTCCTAGTCAGTCTTTTTATAATCCATCAGAATTTGATAGTAAAGAATTATTTCATGCCGGTAGATTAAAGTCTTTGGTCACATATGAAATGAATGTTGGTTTATATGATATATGGACTCGCAAAGACCATCCAAAAGATTGGATAGAATGGTCTTGGATAAAACCCATGACTTATGAAGAGTGGTTATCTGAATATCATTTTAATGAAAATATAATACATTATCATTACATGAAAGATAGAAAAGTTATATGTGTTTTAGTTCAAAAATCTAATAAACCCGGTCTTCGTGAAAAATATGGCGACCTAATAGATAGAGTTTACAATGATGCTAGATTTACGGTAGATGGTATTGTCTACTCTTATGATGATTTGAAAACTAAACGATATTGTATTGATTCACAATTAGAACCAAAAATCGAGTTTATGGAATGATAAATAGTAGGATTAAAGGAACTTACTATGGCAAAACCAACCTCAAAAACAGAACTAAAAGAATACATCAAAAGAAAACTTGGTGCGCCTGTACTTGAAATTAATGTCGATGACGACCAATTAGACGATAGGGTAGACGAAGCACTACAATACTTTTATACTTATCATTATGATGGTTCAATGAAAGTATATCTTAAACACCAGTTATCAACAAATAATCTAGCTACTATGCGTACAGACGAGACGTTTACGGAATCAGCTTCAGGTACGCATGATTACAACAACCAACAAGTAAAACAACAAAAAAACTATATTGTTTTGCCTGATTTTGTAATGTCAGTTACTAATATATTTCCATTTGCAGACAAATCAAATATGAATATGTTTGATTTAAGATATCAATTAAGACTCAATGATTTATATGACTTAACAAGTACTAATATTTTGTATTATGAAATGGTACAACAACACATATCTCTTCTAGACAGAGTATTGGTCGGAAGAACACCAATTAGATTTAATCAACACATGAACAGATTATATCTTGATGGAAACATAGAATCTTTGTCAGATGGTGAATACATTATCATTGAATGTTACAGAAAGATGGACCCAACAACCTTTACAGATGTCTTTGATGATATGTGGTTAAAAAAATATGCAACTGCATTAGTCAAATATCAGTGGGGTGAAAACTTAAGTAAATTTCAAGGTATAGCATTGCCAGGTGGAGTTACATTAGATGCTTCACAAATGAAACAAGAAGCACAGGAAGAAATTCAAAGATTAGAAGAAGAGTCAAGACTGAATCATGAAATGCCAGTTCTTGATATGATAGGTTAATTATGCCGACAAATGTATATTTCAATCATGCTGTAAGTAGCGAGCAACACTTATACGAAGATATCGTAGTAGAATCTTTACGAATGTATGGTCATGAGTGTTTTTATTTACCAAGAGAAGTAATAGAAGAAGATTCAATCTTCAATGAAGATGTACAATCTACTTTTGGTGATGCATATTCGGTTGAAATGTACATAGAAAATACAGATGGATTTGAAGGTGAAGGTGACCTTATGTCTAAATTTGGTGTTGAAATAAGAGACCAAGCTACCTTTGTTATATCGCTTAGGTCGTGGGAAAGATTCATTTCATTAGATACTAATCTTGCGACATCACTTAGACCAAACGAAGGTGACCTCATCTATTTCCCGCTATCAGGCAGTATGTTTGAGATTAAGTTTGTTGAACATGAAGACCCATTTTATCAAGTAGGTAAACTATTTGTATTTAAAATGAGATGTGAATTATTTGAATACTCAGGAGAAGACTTTGATACAGACATCGCACAAATAGACCAAGTAGAAGACGAACAAGCATATATTATAGAAATGAATATGGCAGCTGGTGGTTCAGGTACTTTCGCAGTCAATGAAGATGTTAAATTAAACAATGTTGTTGTGGGTGAAGTAGTTTCATGGAAAGCTGACGGTAGATTACTTAAATTAAAAGATGTCACAACAACACTAGCTATCAACGATGTATTAGTTGGTGCAACATCTGAAGCTTCACATACTATAGGAACTATTTCAGACGTATTAACAATGTCAAACGACCCACAAGCAGACAATCTAGAATTTGAAAACAATGATGCAAATTTCTTAGACTTGTCAGAAACTAATCCATTTGGTGAACCATAATGTTCGGTACATACTTTTATAACGAAACAATCAAGAGATGTGTGTCTGTTTTTGGCACTATGTTTAATAATATAGATGTTAAAAAAGTAAAAGCAGATGGTACAATATTATCATCTCAAAAAGTTCCTATATCTTATGGTCCTGCTCAAAAGTTCTTAAACAGACTAGCAGAAGAACCAAATTTATCAGATAGAAATAGAACTGCATTGTCTTTACCTCGTATGGCATTTGAACTTACAGGATTTAATTATGATGCACAAAGACAACAAAACAAACTGATTCGTTCTGAAAAAAATAGTTTAGAAACAGGAAATGTAAATAGAAAGTTTCAATATTCACCTGCACCATACGATTTAAATTTCACATTATCTATTATTGCAAAAAATATGTCAGATGCTTTACAAGTAGTAGAACAAATACTTCCTTACTTTCAACCAGAGTATACGGTTACTATGAAAATGATTGATGACATGTCAGATAATAGAGATGTGCCAATAGTTTTAAATGACATATCTTTTACAGACGAATATGAGGGAGATATAGCTGATAGAAGAACTATAACTTACGAATTAAGTTTTACTATGAAAACATATTTCTTTGGTCCTGTTTATCAAGGCAAAATTATTAAAAATGTTATCGAGAGAGATTATATTGGAACAGGCAGAGACGGTTTCACATCAACACAAATCAATAGTGCTGGTCTTGTAAAAGAAGTAAAACACTATGAACCTGCCTTTGCAGAAGTAGCAAATGCTGTGTCTAATTCTACAACCGTAACATTTGGAACTGCAATAAATAGTTCTATAAGTAACGGAGATGAAGTTTTCAATACAGGTTTAACTACTAATCCAACAATCAGTAGTATAGCAGAAAACAAATTATCATTAGTATTATCGAGTGCGATTACCATACCAGATAATACAACATTAATGTTTGTTGGTTCAGTTACACCAAATGATACTTTTGTCGTTGCAGAGAACGTGACATTCTACGATGATGGTTCACCGAGAACTTTTACTGAAGACAAAACAACAGACGCTAGTTAAATATTATGAGTAAAACAGACGAGAAGTTAAATGAACTTCTGAACATTGACACTGAAATAAAGAAAGAAACAAAGTTGGTCAAAGTTCCAGAAAGAGCAAAAAATATAGAAACAGATTATCGATATGCTCGTGAGAATCTCTACAATCTCGTGGAGAGAGGACAAGATGCAATCGATGGTATCTTAGAACTATCCAAAGAAACTGAACACCCGAGAGCCTATGAAGTTGCAGGTCAATTGATTAAGACCGTTGGTGAAACAGCAGAAAAATTATTGGACATACAAAAGAAAATTAAAGATTTAGAAAAAGAAGACGAACAGAAAGTAGGTACTCAACACAATCATTTATATGTGGGTTCTACTTCTGAATTACAAAAGTTTTTGAAAACAAAGAATGTTAAGGAATGAGAACGTATTAAAGTTCTTTAAAACTGCATATTGTTTTACTGATTCTCAGAGAAATACCGCATACGAAAATTGGATATCTGAGAATGTCAAAGATAAGATAGTAATAGATTTGGGCGCAGGTTCAGGCATACTATGTTATCTTGCAGTTAAATATGGCGCTAAAAAAGTATATGCCTTAGAAAGAAGAGGTAGACTCATTCATAGAATGAAGGAAACGTTAGGCGACACCATAGAGTATATACATGCAGATTTATTAGAAACAGAATTGCCAGAGTGTGATATTTATTTACATGAGTGGTTATCATCTAATTTTTGGAATGAGAAAAAATTTCTTATGAACTTTCATGAAAAAGAAGATAAAGAATTAGAATTTGGTCACATACTAGATTTAGTAGAGTATGCGGAGAAGAATAAGTTTATACACAAATTATACCCTAATATCGTTGAGTTGTCAAGTATACAAGGCAAATCTACAGCAGAGTGGGTAGATATAGAGTTACAATCACATGGTGAACATTCTAGACAATTTCTGCAAGAACATTATGGTGATTTAACAAAATGTCCTATATATAGAAACGAAATACATGATAAAAAAGAAATATGGACAGGTCATATAAAAGATTTGAAGTATAGAAAAGTTGATGGCTTTCTAGGTTGGAAGTTATCTTTTGATGGTAAATACGAGTTATCAAACCACATTTCTGTATCTCATTGGGGATTAAAAAGTGAAACCTAAAAATGATGGATATCTAGGTAATACACAGGTCAAACGTGCCGGTGTAGATACCTCATATACAGATGAAGAGATGCAAGAGTACATCAAATGTACTAAAGACCCTATTCATTTCATAGAATCATATACGCAAATTATCTCACTTGATGAGGGCATGATTCCTTTTACACTTCGTGGTTATCAAGGAAAACTAATAGAACATTTTAATCAAAATAGATTTAGTGTTGTGCTTGCATCACGTCAGAGTGGTAAATCTATAACTTCGTGTGCATATCTACTCTGGTATATTCTTTTTCATCCAGAAGTCACGGTGGCCGTTCTTGCTAACAAAGGTGCGATTGCAAGAGAGATGATTGCACGTATCGTAACGATGTTAGAGTCTGTACCATTCTTTTTACAACCAGGTGTAAAGATACTCAACAAAGGTAATATAGAATTTGGCAATGATAGTAAAATAGTCGCAGCTGCTACATCTTCATCATCGATTCGTGGTATGTCAATTAACATGTTGTATCTTGATGAGTTTGCATTCGTAGAAGATGCAGAAACATTCTACACTGCTACTTATCCTGTTATCACATCTGGTAAAGATTCTAAAGTTATTATCACATCTACTGCAAACGGCGTAGGTAATATGTTTCATAAGATATACGAGTCTGCAATACATGAACAATCTGAGTATAAATCATTCACAATCAACTGGTATGATGTACCAGGTAGAGACGAAGAATGGAAAGAACAAACGATTGCAAACACCTCAGAAGCACAATTTGAACAAGAATATGGTAACTCATTTTTAGGAACAGGAAATACTCTTGTTAACTCAAATACATTACTAGGATTAAAGGCAGTAGAACCAGATTGGAACAAAGATGGTGTAAATGTATACGAAAGACCAAAAGAGGGTCATGAGTATATCTGTACGGTTGATGTATCTCAAGGTCGAGGACTAGATTATTCGACTTTTACTATTATTGATGTTACAGAAAAACCTTTTAAACAAGTTTGTACATACAGAGACAATACCTTAAGTCCTATGCTATATCCTGATTTACTAAATAAGTATTGTAGACCATATAATGAAGCATTAATTATTATTGAAAATAATGCTGAGGGCGGAATGGTCGCAACTCAATTACATTATGATATAGAATATCCAAATGTTTTTGTACAAGGAATGACAAAAGCAGATGACATTGGTGTTACAATGTCAAGAAAAATAAAAAGAATAGGATGTTCGACAATGAAAGAGTTATTAGAAGAAAACAGACTTTTAGTTAAAGATAGAGCTACAATAACTGAGTTAATGACTTTCATTAACAAAGGACCATCATTTGAAGCAGATAAAGGATATAATGATGATATGGTTATGAATTTAGTATTGTTCAGTTGGTTTATAACAACAGACTATTTCTATAATTTAACAGACAAAAAAGTAAAAGATTTATTATACTCAGAGCAACAAAAATTAATAGAGGACGATTTGCTCCCGCCAGGAGTATTCGGAACCGACAAACAAGAAGAGTCATTCGTTGATAAAGCGGGTGATAGATGGTATCTAGATAACTCGTAGGGATTTCGGATTACATAAATAAAGTAGTAATAATATTTTACGAAACAGGAGAAAAATATGGCATTTCAAGTATCACCAGGCATTCAAATCAAAGAAGTTGATTTGTCGAATGTCGTTCCAGCAGTTTCATCTACCGTAGGTGCTTTTGTTGGAAGTTTTCAATGGGGCCCTGTTGACGAAGTAAAAACGGTTTCTAGTAGTCAGGAATTGGTTGATGAGTTTTATCAACCAAGTAGTTCAGATTCTAGCATAGAAGATTTTTATACAGCAGACTCATTTTTAAAATACGGTTCAGCGCTTAAAGTTGTAAGACTAGGTACTTCACAACTAACAAACGCTAATGCTTCAGGTGCTGGTTCAGTCTTACTTAAGAATGACGAACAATATCAAGAGAGTTATTCAGACGGTTCACAAAATGGTACCGTTGGCCAATTCATAGCAAAATATGCAGGTGCTTTAGGCAACTCGTTAAAAGTATCAGTTTGTGCCTCATCAGACGCTTACTTTAACGATAATGCATCATTAGTCAATAATGGAAGTGGTCATTCAGCTGGTTCAAACACCGTTATCGTAGATAGCGGAGCGGCATTCTTAGTCAGAGACATTATCAAATTCTCTGGTCACGCTACAAAATATAGAGTGACAGGTATTTCAACCAATACTTTAACAATCGAATCAATAGGTCAACCAGTTGCAGGCGGTTTAACAAATGCAGTTGTTGACAACGAACAAGTTGATAGATATTGGGAGTTTTACGAATTATTTGATAAAGCACCAGGCACATCAGCAAACGCATCTTCTATAGGAACTGGAAATGACGAGATGCACGTAGTAGTTTGTGACGAAGACGGACTATTCGGCGGAGTTAGATTTCAAGCATTAGAAACATATGCATTTGTAAACAAAGCATCAGATGGCAAAGACGCTTCAGGTAAGTCAAGTTACTATAAAAACGTCATTGCAGAAGAATCAAAATACGTATATTGGTCAGGTCACTCAACAGGCGGAACTGGAATATATACGACAGCAACAGAAAATAAAACATTGAATGCATCAATATCATCAGCATTTGGTGTACCAAGTCTTCCAATCAATAATTCACTTGCAGGTGGTGTTGACGGAAGAAGTAAAGTTGTAGGCGATGTAACAGCTGCTTACGACAAGTTCTTTAAAGATTCAGAGACAATGGACATTTCTTTCTTAGTTGTTGGTTCAACAAGAACAGATAATGGTTCAGGAACAGACCAAGACACTATAGCAGACCACAATTCAATTGTAAATCATGCTATTTCAATTGCAGAGTCAAGAAAAGATTGCATGGTTGTTGCTTCACCAAGAAGAACATCATTAGTCAATGTTACTTCAGAGTCAACTCAAGTCGCTAATGTGCTTGCAGATTACTCTAGTGTAACATCAAGTTCATATGCAGTTTTAGATAGTGGTTGGATATATCAGTACGACAGATTTAATGACAAATATTGTTATGTACCAGGTAACGGACACACCGCAGGTATTATGGTAAGAAGTGATTTACTTCAAGACCCATGGTATTCACCTGCTGGTTTCTCAAGAGGTCAATATCTTGGAATTACAAAACTTGCATTTAATCCACAACAAGCATCTAGAGATGAGTTGTACAGAAACAGAATTAATCCGATAGTAACATTTCCTGGTCAAGGAACGGTTCTATTTGGAGACAAAACAGCATTATCATCTCCATCAGCATTTGACAGAGTCAATGTTAGAAGGTTATTCATCGTTTTAGAGAAAGCAATAGCAGTAGCTGCTAAAGCACAACTCTTTGAATTTAACGATGCATTTACAAGAGCTCAATTCAGAAGTTCAGTAGAACCTTTCTTAAGAGATGTTAAAAATAGAAGAGGTTTGGTAGACTTCTCAGTTGTTTGTGACGAAACAAACAATACTGATACGGTCATCGATAGAAATGAATTTGTATGTTCTATCTTTGTAAAACCAAATCGTTCAATTAACTTTATAACTTTAAACTTTGTCGCTTCAAGAAGTGGTGTCGAGTTTGAAGAAATCTACGGAGCAGTGTAAGGAGTAATCAATGGCAACAATAGACCAGTTTAAAGCACAACTACTAGGCGGCGGTCCTAGAGCAAATAGATTTAGAGTATTCATACCTAGGTCTGGCGACAAGATTGAGTTTCTATGTCAAGCCGCACAGATTCCAGCTGCTACCGTTGGTGTTGTAGAACAGCAGTTCAGAGGACATGTACTAAAACTCGCAGGAGATAGAACATTTGAACCTTGGACCGTGACTATCATCAACGATGTAGAATTTTCAGCTAGAAGCGCATTAGAAGCTTGGCAGACAGATATACAAGAGTTAGATTCAGGTGAAGGTATCACTTCATTAGATTATCTAGTAGACAGAGCTTTTGTAGAACAACTTAACAAAGACGATTCAGTGTTAGCAAGGTACGAATTCTTTAACATGTTCCCAACCTCAATAGGGGCAATTGACCTATCTTACGAAACGGTCGATGCATTGGAGACATTTGATGTTGAATTCCAATACTCACACTGGGAAAGAGTCGTTTAATTACAATTATATCGCTGCTTCGGTGGCGATATAAATATATATTATGGAAATATTTGGGTTTGAAATAACTCGTAAGAAAGAAGAATTACGAGATTTAGATGTCGAAAAAAATTCGGCACCTTCTTTTGTCGCACCGACAATAGATGATGGTACTGCTGTTATACAACAACAGGCAGGATTCATTTCAGGTGGGGCGTATGGACAATATGTCGATATGGAAGGTGGTATCAAGAGTGAGATAGAACTCATTCGAAGATATCGTGAGACATCTTTGGTGCCTGAATGTGATGCGGCTATCGAAGACATAGTAAACGAATGTGTAGTTTCTGATACCGAAGATAGGATAGTATCACTTGACCTCCGAGATGTGAACTTCTCAGAGAGTATAAAGAAAAAGATACAAGAAGAGTTCAAACACATCTTATCTTTAATGAAGTTCAATCAGAACTCTCATGAAATATTCAGAAAATGGTATGTCGATGGTAGAATCTACTTTCATAAAGTAGTAGATTCAAAGCAGCCACAAAAAGGTATGGTCGATATTAGAAATATTGACCCGACCAAAATTAAAAAAGTCCGTAATATAGAAAAAGAAAAAGATGCTAAGAAAGGCATCGAAAAGGTTAAAAAGGTTGAAGAATTTTATGTCTTCAGCGATAAAGGTTTCGATAAGAGTAGTGTTAATGAAGGCACAACTCTTAAAATTGCACCTGAGGCAGTAAGTTATACTACTTCAGGAATGTTAGATTACACTAAGAATATTGTAATCGGATATTTGCATAAGGCATTGAAGACTGCAAATCAGTTATCAATGATGGAAGATGCGCTTGTTATTTACAGAATATCAAGAGCACCAGAAAGAAGAATCTTCTACATTGATGTTGGTAACTTGCCGAAAGCGAAAGCAGAACAATACTTAGCAGATGTTATGAATAAGTATAGAAATAAACTTGTTTATAACTCGCAGACAGGCGAAATCAAAGATGATAGACGCCATATGTCGATGTTAGAAGACTATTGGTTACCTAGAAGAGAGGGTGGTCGAGGAACAGAGATATCAACTTTGCCGGGTGGTTCAAACCTATCAGAGATTGATGATATAGAATACTTTAAAAAGAAACTATATCAGTCTTTAAATGTTCCAACTTCTAGAATGGAAGCAGACAATGGATTTAACATGGGTCGTGCTTCAGAGATTTCTAGAGATGAACTTAAGTTTAATAAGTTCACACGAAGACTGCAAGATAAGTTTGCAAGAGTCTTTACAGACATGTTAAGAACTCAATTAATTCTGAAGAATATTGTGACTTCAGATGAGTTTGATAAGTATAAAGATTTTATACATTATGATTTTGCAACAGATAATCACTTTACGGAGTTGAAATCTGGTGAAATCATGAGAGAAAGATTTGACTTATTGGGACAGGCAAGTGAGTATATTGGAAAATACATCTCACATGACTATGTCAGAAAAAATATATTAAAGCAGTCTGAGTCTGATATTAAAAGGTTAGACCAAGAGATAGAAGACGAAGGCGGTGATGGAGGAGATTCGGAAGACGAATTTTAATAATTGATGGAAAAAACAAGAGATATAGTAGACCAAATTGAATCGGGCAAATTACAAGATGCTAAAGACACAATTAATGATGTCTTAAAGCAAAAAGCTGCTGAAGTTGTTGATATGAAAAGAGTTGAAACATCTACTAATTGGATGGAAAAACAAGCAGATGAAAACTTGGAAACAGATAACAACTGAGTTAAACGAAGCTAAGTTCAAACTTCCTAAAGACCAGAAGGAAGTAAAACGACAGACTGAGAAAGTCTCAGGAAAGTCACTGGACATAGTATACGGAGAAGACAAACGAGGAAAGATTCACGTATACGTAGACGGCGTATCTATGGGTGAACCTCATAGAAATATGAAAAACGCTGAAAAAGAAATGAAAAATGTTAAAAAATTAATTTTGCAAATGGGTGAAGAGAACATAACTAAAGAAGAAATATTAGGAGTAATAAATGAAGTTAATATCTGAATTTAATGATTACGCAGTTTCACCTGTGATTGTAGAAGAGAACGAAAACGGTAAAAAAGATTATTTTATCGAAGGTATTTTCATGCAATCTGAAATCAAAAACAGAAATGGTCGTGTATATCCGAAAGACGTAATGAGAAAAGAAGTAGCACGATACAACAAAGAGTTCGTAGAACAAGATAGAGCTTTCGGTGAATTAGGTCATCCAGACGGACCAACAATCAATTTAGACAAAGTATCTCACATGATTACTAAACTAGAAGAAGATGGTAATAATTATGTGGGACGTGCAAAGATTTTAACAACACCTAACGGTCAAATCGTAAGAAACTTGATTGATGACGGTGCAAAACTTGGTGTATCATCTCGTGGTCTAGGTTCCCTAGAACAAAAAAATGGTTCTCAAGTTGTTAAAGGCGATTTTCAGTTGGCAACGGCCGCTGATATCGTTGCAGACCCTTCTGCTCCAGAGGCTTTCGTAGAAGGCATCATGGAAGGAGTAGAATGGTATTATGAATCAGGTATTCTAAAAGCGAAAGAGATTGACCAAATGCATAAAGAAATGCGTAGTGCCAAACTCAATAAACTTGAAGAAACCAAATTAAATTTATGGAAAAAGTTCGTAGAGAACTTGTAACATATAAATAAAAGAGTATTTACTCAAACAGGAGAAACAAATGGCAGATTTAGAAAAAAACCTAGAACAAGCAATAGAAGAGGCTATGCAGCCTGATTCTAAAGCTGAAAAAGGTGACTCAAAAGCTGTTAAGCAAGGTTCATCTGATGCCGCTTCAATTGAAAGTGGTAAAGGTGAAGTCGTCAAACCTGAAGAAAATCCTGTTGACAAAGCCGTTGATTCAGTTAAAAGCGCTGAAGGTGGTTCTAAAGAAATTAGTAACGACCCCCAAAAGAAAGGCGCTTCAAAAGCTGAACCTCAACCAAAATTAAAGAAAGTTTCTGAAGAAGAAGATTCTGAAGAAGAAAAACCTTCAAAAATGGAAATGATTAAGGCTATGGTCAACTCAATGAAAGAAATGGATAAAAAAGACCTTCAGGCTATGTACAACAAAATGTCAGAAGAAGAAGTTGACGAATCCCTTAGCAAAGCAGAAATCGCAAGAAGCATCGTAGAACTCATGAAGAAAAAAGATGAGGAAGACGTTGAAGAAGGTTATAAAAAACTTAACGCAATGAAGATGAAAAAGGAAGAAGAGGAAGACGAAGACGAGGACAAAGAAGACGAGAAAGAAGTCGAAGAGTCCGCAGAAGTCGAGTCAGACCTAGTTGAGATGGAAGTAGAAGACGACCTAGAAAAAATCTCAGAAGCTCTTGAACTATCAGAAGAGAATCAAGAGAAAGCTAGAACAATCTTCAAAGCCGCAGTATCATCAAAAGTTGCTGAAATTAAAGAAGAACTTTCAAAAGAACATGAAGAATCATTAAAAACCTCAATAGAAAAAGTGAAGGACGAATTATCAGAAGCTACTGATAAGTATCTTTCATATGTTGCTGAAGAGTGGACGAAAGAAAACGAATTAGCAATCGAAAGGGGTTTGAGGTCAGAAATGACAGATAACTTTATCGAAGGACTAAAAACATTGTTCGTAGAACATTATGTTGAAGTACCAGAAGATAAGTATAATGTCATGGACGAACTCGCAAATCGTCTCGATGAAATGGAAGACAAACTAGACAACGAAGTCAATAAGAATATGGGCTTAGTTGAAGAGTTAGATTCTATGAAGAGAGACAATGTTGTCAGAGAAGCCTGCAAAGACTTATCTGAATCACAACAAGAGAAATTAGTTTCATTATCAAATGGAGTAGATTTCAAAGACGAAGCAGACTTTCAAGATAAGATTGCAGAAATCAAAGAAGCATACTTTCCAGTTGACGGTGAAACGGTTGTTGAAGAGACAAACATAGAAGAAGGTACAGGAGAGTTCGAATCTAACGAAGAGAACGTTCTTCCACCTGAAATGAGTGCGTATTCATCAGCAATTTCAAAATTAAAACCATTAGGGTAATTTAGAGGAAAATAAAAAAAATGTTTTTATCAGAAAACTTACAAGAAAAGTGGTCGCCTATTCTAGAACACTCCGATTTGCCAAAAATCGAAGACAACTACAAGAAGGCAGTCACAGCAGTTATTCTTGAAAACCAAGAGAACGCTTTACAAGAAGATAGAGCTGTTCTTTCAGAAGCTGCACCTTTAAACTCTACTGGAGCTGCTATTTCTAATTGGGACCCGATTTTAATCAGTCTCGTTAGAAGAGCAATGCCAAATCTCGTTGCATACGACATTTGCGGTGTTCAACCTATGACAGGTCCAACAGGTCTTATATTTGCTATGAAAGCAAGATATCAAGACGATGCTAACGCTACAAGAGATGCTCAATCAGAAGCATTATTCAATGAACCAAGAACTGCTTTTTCAGCAGGTAATTCAGGTGACATTGACAACACAGCTGACCCAGACCCAGAAGGTAACCCATTTGCTAGTTCAAGTGCGTATGAAAACGCTACTTCAACTGGTATGTCAACCGCAAACTCAGAATCATTAGGTGATGCTTCAAGCAACCACTTCAATGAAATGTCTTTCACAATCGAGAAAAGCACGGTAACAGCAGTTTCAAGAGCTTTAAAAGCAGAGTACTCATTAGAACTTGCTCAAGACCTAAAAGCAATCCACGGTCTAGATGCAGAATCAGAACTCGCTAATATTTTATCATCAGAAATTCTATCAGAAATCAACAGAGAAGTTGTTAGAGAAGTAAACAACCAAGCTAAAGTAGGTGCATCAGCAACTGCTTCAGCAGGTACTTTTAACTTAGACGTTGATGCTAACGGTAGATGGTCTGTAGAGAAGTTCAAAGGATTATTATTCCAAATCGAAAGAGAATCAAATGTAATCGCTAAAGAAACAAGAAGAGGTAAAGGTAACTTTATCCTATGTTCTTCAGACGTAGCATCTGCTCTTTCAATGGCAGGAGTATTAGATTACACTCCAGCACTATCAACTAACTTAAACGTTGATGACACAGGTAATACATTTGCTGGTGTTCTTAACGGAAGAGTTAAAGTATATATTGACCCATATGCTGGTTCAGATTACTTAACCGTTGGTTACAGAGGGTCTAACCCTTACGATGCTGGTATGTTCTATTGCCCATACGTACCATTACAAATGGTTCGTGCCGTTGGTGAGAATACTTTCCAACCAAAAATCGGATTTAAAACAAGATACGGTATGGTTTCAAACCCATTCGTAGGTTCATCACCTGCAAACGGTCTTGCTTCCGATGGAACTAACCAATACTACAGAAAATTAGCAGTATCTAACATTCTGTAAAAAAAGTTTCGACTTTTAAAAGGGGTCTTTTTAGACCCCTTTTTTTATACACTAAATAATAATAATCGTTCATTCACTCTAAATGTAGCAGTGAACGGAAGTAGGCATGGGGCCGAAGGAACGCATTTTTGTTCAACCTTTAAACGGAGGAATGGAAATGACAAAGAAGAAGGCTGACCTCAAGTTAGTATACCGTGGCACTCGTCACAATGGTGAATCTACAAAGTCAAAACCACAGACCAAGGGTGTATACCGTGGTCAAAAGTGGTCGGCTTAAAATAACCTATATACTATAGTAGTTGGGGGTTTCTAAAACCCCCTACTACGACATAAACACACATACACACAGGAGGAAATTATGTCAAATCACGCAAAATCTGGGTACGAAATCCGTGCCGATTTACTATCTCTAGCAGAGAGTGTTATTATCAACAACATCGAGAATGAAAGGCAAACCATATATTCATGGAATGACAATCATGCTGAGTCTAAAAAGGAGATACCTTTAAGGACATATTCTGCTCAAGATGTTATTAATACTGCAAAGCAGTTTAATGATTTCGTTAACGAGAAGTAAGTTAAGATAAATAGTAAAGTGGGGTGAAATTATTCGCCCCCCTTAGAAGGAAATAAAATGTCAGAATATGCAAAAAATGTGAAAGTGTTGGAAGGACCTTGGGAAAAAAGTGCATTTCCAAATGGGGTAGAAACAACAGACGTTATCAGTAGAACGATATCTACACGATACATTCAAGACGGTTATCTTTGTGAAGAGATAGTTCAGAGAGAGTATCGTGGTGAAGATTATCTAGACACTACATCATCTAAAAGGATTATAAAACTTGACAACTAATATTAATAAATCGATTCTCAATAAAAATAACTTTAGATTACTAATTGATAAAGTTCCAAATGTTGAGTATTATGTTAGAACCGTAAATATACCTGGATTGCAATTCAGTGAAACCGTTCAAGCAGCTGGTGTTGGATTAGATGCATATTTTCCAGGTGATAAAGTAACTTTCGATACATTAGATATAGAATTCTTAGTTGACGAAGATTTAGCAAACTTTAAAGAAATATATGATTGGATGGATGCAATCGTTCCAGTCAATGACCCTAGTATATACGGTGCATATACTGAAAGCACTTCTACAAAAACAAATATACTCGCTAATGTCGGCGATGATTTAAAACAATTCTCAGACATAACACTTGTAACAAATACAAACAAAAATATACCAAATAGATACTTTAGATTTCATGATTGTTTTCCAATTAATCTAGGTGGTATTCAACTTGAATCTGGTGCTGATGCAGAACCTGTAATTGCAACCGTGTCATTTAGATTCACATATTACGAGATAAAAACCACTTCATAAATACTACAAAGTATAGTATAATTATAGTATGACATTGGATGAAATAAAAGCGATGTGGTCTAACGATTGCGAAATCGATGACATAGAATTAGATAAATCTAGTTTAGATGTTCCTCGATTACATGCAAAGTATTCAGACTTACTAACAGATAACATTCTTAGATTAAAGAATGCTCAAATGCAATACAATCTACTTAGAAAAGATAAGTGGTTGTGGTTCAATGGCAAAATGGATGAAAATAGAATTAAAGAATTGGGTTGGTCAGATGACCCATTCGATGGTCTCAAAATAATGAAAAACGATATGGATATTTTTTTCAATTCAGATGTAGACCTTACAAAATTAAAAGCAAAGATAGATTATCTACAAGAGGTTGTAGAGTATATCAAAAGATGTATGGACAATATTACATGGCGCCATCAGACAATAAAAAATACAATTGAATGGCGTAAGTTTATGGCAGGCGTATAATGGTTTACTTTAATAGTGTTATAATTTACCCTAGTTTTCTAACAGAAAGAGAAGTAGAAGAAATACATATTCATTCAAAAGGAATTGAACTTCAAGATGCTGGTGTTGGTGGTGAAGTTTTAAATGACCCGGACGCAGCTGCACTTAGTTCGCAAGGTAATATCAGACATAATATAAGACAATCAGATGTTAAATGGATGAATCATCAGGTTATGCCTCAAGATATCAGAAAAAAGATAGAAGATGGTATAAATCAAGCAAATAGTGAAGCACAATGGAATTTACAATGGGATGAAATAGAGAATCATCAATATACAATTTATCGTCATAGAGAAACAGAACATACTAGAGGAGATTTTTATACTTGGCATGTTGATTCAGGACCAGGTCTTTTAAATACAGGTAAAATGAGAAAACTCTCTTCAACAATACAATTATCAGCACCTGAAGATTATGAAGGCGGAAACTTTGAGTATATCGATTACAATGGTATATTTGATAGGTTAGAAACTTACGAGACTCAAATTGATATAGCAAATAACAAAAAACCTCTACCGTTTTCAGCAAAAGAAAAAGGAACGCTAATTGTGTTTCCTTCACACACTTATCATCAAGTGACTCCAGTGATTAAGGGTACAAGAGTATCTCTAGTAAGTTGGTTTCACGGCCAACCTCATGCCTAAAGTCACCGTAGAAAAGATTAACGAATGTTTCATGAAAGTCAATTGTGATGATGGACTTGCACGTGACCTTTATGATTACTTTTCTTTTTCTGTACCAAATGCAAAGTTTATGCCTTCTGTTAAAAATAGATATTGGGACGGCAAAGTAAGATTATTTTCTATTAAAACAAACAGAGTATACATTGGTCTTTTACCATATGTCGATGAGTTCTGTAGGGAAAGAGGTTACGAATTTGGCGGAATCGAAGATGTTATCGGTGAAAAACAAAGAGAAAAATGTAGTCAGTCTTGGTTAGCAGATTTGAATCTTCCTTTTGAACCTAGAGATTATCAGATAGATGCTTTTAATACTGCAATACAATATGGAAGACAACTTCTATTATCTCCAACTGCAAGTGGTAAATCACTAATCATTTATTTACTTGCAAGATACTATAATAAGAAAACCGTAATTATTGTGCCAACAACATCATTGGTTGAACAAATGACAAAAGATTTTATTGATTATGGTTATAAAGAACCTGTTTGTAAAATATATCATGGTCAAGAAGTTTTCGATGCAGACATCACGGTGACTACGTGGCAATCTTTCAGTAAAGCGCCTAAAGAAGTATTAGAATCATTTGATATGGTCATAGGTGATGAAGCACATTTATTTAAAGCGACAACACTGAAAGGCATTCTAGAAAAAATGAAGAATACTGCTGTTCGTATTGGTACAACAGGTACTTTAGATGGTACAGAAGTACATAGATTACAACTTGAAGGTCTATTTGGTCCTGTAAAGAAAGTTATCACATCATCAGAGTTGATAGAAGACGGTACTATTGCAAAGATTGATATTGATTGTATTATACTTAAACATGCGAAGTGTCATAAAATGTCATACCAAGAAGAAATGGATTATCTGGTTTCATGCGAAGAGAGAAATAAATTTATTGTCAATCTTGTTAGAAATTTAAAAGGTAACACACTTGTTCTTTTTCAATATGTCGAAAAACATGGTGTGGTTTTACATGGCATGTTAGATGGTCTTGTAGACAATCTGCATTATGTCTATGGTGGAACTGATACTTCTGATAGAGAAGCTATTCGTGGTATAGTAGAAGAAGCAAAAAACGATGTGATACTAGCATCATACGGAACATTTTCCACTGGTGTTAACATAAAGAAAATAGATAATATTGTTTTTGCATCTCCTTCAAAATCTAAGATTAGAAATTTACAATCTATAGGTCGAGGTCTTAGAAAGACAGAAGGTAAAGATAGTATGCGATTATTTGATATTGCAGACGACCTTCAATGTGATAATTATACACTTGAACACTTGAAAGAAAGGATAAATATCTATAGTGAGGAGAATTTTCCTTACGAACTAAAACAATTCGACTTATGGCAACAGCAAAAGACTTAATACCTAGTAAATACGAAGTCATCAAAATGACAACTGGTTCAGAGATAGTGGGTATGACAAGAGACCTAGGTGACAATCTAGAAATAACATTACCAATGATATGTCATTTATCTATCATTCCAGGTTCTGTTAAGACACAGGTAATATTTTATCCCTATAGTCCTCTTTCAGAAGAAGAAAAGATAGTTATGCCAAAAACTTCAGTTATGCATAGAACTAGTATGAATGAGCAATTCATTCCTCACTATGATAATGCTAGTTCATTATGGATGAAAATGATAGAAAATAAATCAATACCTATCGGTGATGAAAAATCAGTTAGAAAAGATTTAGATACAAGAATCAAAAGAGCTATGGATAGATTGATGACACAATCTAGAATAGAGTCAGAAATGGATTATGATGATTATATCTTAGAAGACATGGGTTTAGATAGTCAAGGTTTCGATGTTAGTTCAGCTGAAGATTTATTTGAAACTTCAGAAAAACCAGAAGACCCTAAGAAAATCCATTAGTTATAAAAATTATATTTCTTAAAACCCATTGTTTTATAAATAGTTGCGTGTTATAATATATTTTTATAATTAATTATAATTTTTAATAATAGTTTTTTTGGAGAAACCATGACCACAGCAATTTTAAAGGTTGCGAAGAGCGTGGTAAGTGACGTAGAAAACCTGAGAGAAACAGAGATTATATCAAAGAGCCTGGAAGTAATCGATTTCATTTTACACATAACTCTTCCTTTCGCATTACCTATAGCGATATTATCATCATATGGTATTTAAATGAAAATACCTAGTAAAGAAGAAATAAAAGATAAGTTGGAGATTTCTGGTCTCGTAATTATTTTTGCGCTAACTTTAATGGGCGTAAATGGGATTAATATATAATGGAGTATATTAAGAAAAATCTTATAAAAATCATTTGTCATAATCTATTAATAACAGGTGTGGCATTTGACGGAAATATACAAGGCGCTTTAAGAGCTATTAGAGAAATTGAAAATTCACAAAAAATATATCATGAAAGAAAAGCAGATTGAAATTGACTTTACATCTGAAGACCCAAAAGTTGCAAGACAACCCGGAATACGTTGGGCGCCAAGAGATGCAACACCAGAAGAACATAAACATTGGATAGATACTGACGGTAAATTTTGGGTTGAAATGAATTCGAAAATAGTCATCATAATGAGTTTTGTACAAGTAGGTATGGTAGCTTTAATGTTAGCAACATTCAAGATTATTGATACGTTTGTTAACGGTCCATCTCCTTATTAGGTCCTGACCCTGGCGACATAGTCAGTTTAACATATAAATCTAAATTATAAAAGAGGGTTTTTATAAAAATGTCAAATTTTTTTGCTTTATCAATGACAAAATTCTTTCGTCTTATAGCAGATACATTTTTTGCACATAGATATGGACATAGAGCAGTTGTTCTAGAAACTATTGCTGGTGTACCTGGTATGGTAGCAGGCATGTGGATTCACTTAAAAAGTCTTAGACAAATGAAAACAGGACATGGTCCTATGATACGTGAACTTTTAGCAGAAGCAGAAAATGAACGTATGCATCTTATGTTCTTCATAGAGATTACTAAACCAAATATCTTTGAGAGATATCTTGTTCTTTTTGCACAGGCAATCTTTTGGATATTCTATTTTGTTTTATATGTTTTATTCCCTAAAACAGCACATAGAATGATTCACCATTTCGAAGAAGAGGCAGTTAAATCGTATACAGAATATCTTGCTATGGTAGAATCTGGCGAAGTCGAAAACGTACCAGCACCAAAACTCGCAATTGATTATTATGGTATGTCTGAAGACGCTAAACTATCTGATTTAATTAAAAAAGTTAGAGCAGACGAACAACACCATAGTGACATTAATTACAAATACTCAATCGAATAAATACTAAAAAGCACTTACAATCCAAGTGTTTCTAGTGTATTATCCATATATGGCAGACAAAAAACAAAACGAACACTATGTCAATAACAAAGAGTTCACAACAGCAGTCGCCGAGCATAACGAAGCAGTTAAACTCGCCGAATCAAAAGGAGAAACACCTCCAAGAATGTCCGACTACATAGGTGAATGCATTTATAAGATTGCTACTCGTCTATCTACTCGACCAAACTTCATTAACTATACTTACAGAGACGAAATGATTTGCGATGCAATCGAGAATTGTATACAATATATCGGCAACTTCAACAGAGAAAAATCAAATAATGCTTTCGCATACATTACTCAGATTTGTTACTATGCATTTTTAAGAAGAATACAAAAAGAAAAGAAACAAGTATTCATTAAACAAGAAGTATTAAAAGAAACAGGTATATCAGAAGCTGCTTTTGATACTATAGATGGTGATACTAGTGGCATGGTAAATTCAAATGTAGAATGGTTACAAGACAATTATAATCCTGTTAACTACGAACCAAGAAAATCAAAGAGAGCAAAAACTAAAGAACAGAAAAACTTAGAAAAATTTACTGAATGAAAATCGCAATACTGAATGATACACATGCAGGTATAAGAGGCGACATGATAGAAATGTCTAATTATCAAGGACGTTTTTATAATGAAGTCTTTTTTCCTTATCTAGATAAACATGATATTAAACATATCATCCATTTGGGTGATTACTTCGACAGAAGAAAGTATGTCAACTTTGCAAGTCTCAAAGCAAATCGTGAACACTTTATTAAACCTATGGTAGAAAGAGGCATTACTATGGATTTAATTTTAGGTAATCATGATGTTTATTACAAATCAACAAATAGTGTAAATAGTCCTGAACTTTTATTGTTTGAAGAAAATGTTAATATCATTTATGACCCTATTGTAAAAGAATATGATGGTTTTAATATTGCATTAGTACCATGGATTAACAATGAGAACTATGCAGACTCAGTTGACTTTTTACTCAGTGCAAATGCAAGTGTTTGTATGGGTCACTTTGAAATAGAAGGTGCATTGATGATGCCTGGTGCCGTGTGTTCACATGGATTAGATATCAGTTATCTAAAAAGATTTGAAAAAGTTTATAGTGGTCACTTTCATAGTAAATCAGAAGTTAAGAATTGTAGATATCTAGGTTCACAAATGCAATTTACTTGGTCAGATTATGGTGATGAAAAGTATTTTCACATCTTTGATACAGAAACAACAGAGATAAGTCCAATACACAACCCAATTAAAATGTTTGAAAAAGTTTTTTATGATGATACAAAAGAAACATTTGAATCAATTGTTAATCAAGATTTCGAAAAGTATGCCAGCAAGTTTGTCAAAGTTATAGTTGTCAATAAAGATAATCCGTATTGGTTCGATGCTATGATTGATAAATTACACAAAGTCAATCCAATTCATTTATCAGTTGTTGATGACCACAAACATATGGACATGTTATCAGATGAAGATATTGATGGTGTAGAAGACACTCTTACCATTCTTCACAAATATGTTGATAATTTAGAAGTACAAGGAGACAAAAACCAACTTACATCTTTAGTAACTTCCTTGTATAATGAAGCTTTAGACGAACATAACTATCTATGATAAAATTTAAATCAGTTAGATGGAAGAACTTACTTTCATCTGGCAACAAGTTTACTACCATTGAATTAGACCGCTCACAAACCACATTAATAGTGGGTGAAAATGGTGCAGGTAAGTCAACACTACTCGATGCATTGTGTTTTGGTTTATATGGTAAAGGTTTTAGAAATCTCAAAAAAGACCTTCTCATAAATTCAATCAATCAAAAAGACCTAATTGTAGAAATAGAATTCTCAGTAGGCAAAAAGAACTACAAAGTCATTCGTGGTGCCAAACCCAATAAGTTTGAATTGTATCTTGGTAACGTTTTAATCAATCAAGATGCAACCATGAGAGACTATCAAGACCATCTAGAATCGAACATACTCAAAATGAGTCATCGTTCTTTTACTCAGGTGGCAATTCTAGGGTCTGCTAACTTTACTCCGTTTATGCAACTTCGTGCTAGAGATAGAAGAAAGTTGGTTGAAGACTTACTAGACATATCAATCTTTTCGACTATGAAAGATATACTCAGAAAAAAGATTGCGAATCATAATGTTGAAGTGAAAGAAACCAGTCATGAAATTGACCTTTTGGAAGAAAGAATCAATGGTTTAAATGAACAGCTTTCTGCTCTTCAGAAAAATCGTGACGAACAAGTTTTAAAGTATGAATCTACCGTGAATGAAACCCAAGATAACATATCATCAATCATGGAGCAAATAGATGAAAAGACGGAAAATGTGGTGGAGAAAAAATCCACTATCGAGGATAGCATTTCTCAGAAAGATAGATTACAACAAGCAAATGAACTGGAGAGAAAACTCTCAGAGAATTACAAGAAAGCAATTAGAGATGTTAAATTCTATGAAGAAAACGAAGAATGTCCAACATGTAAACAAGGTCTAGATGAAGAACATAAAAAGCAACATATTGCAGAACGAGAAGAGAAGGCAACTGAAATAAAAACAGCACTTGGTCAAATTGCAAAAACAATAGGCGAATCTCAAACTAGATTAGAAGAAATCAGAGAAGTTCAAGATAAAATAGAAGAACTTCAAAGAGAAATAGGTTTAATGCAGACAGAAGTCACTTCTAATCAAAAGTATATCAAAAAACTCCAAAGTCAAATAGATGACCTAAAGAAAGATATATCAGGCGATGATGATGTTTCTGATAAATTGCTTGATAGTGAAGACTCTTTAAGCAAACTCATTGCAAAAAAAGAAGACTTAACCAACAGAAGTCACTATTTTGAAATTGCAACACTTTTATTAAGAGACGAAGGTATCAAATCTAAAATAATCAAACAATATGTTCCTATCATGAACAAGATGATTAATAAGTATCTTGCTAATTTAGAGTTTTATGTTGGTTTTGAACTCGATGAAAACTTCGAAGAAACAATTAAGTCCAGATTCCGTGATGTATTTAAGTATGATAACTTCTCTCAAGGCGAGAAGATGAGAATTGACCTTGCACTTTTATTTACTTGGAGAGCAATAGCAAGAATGAAGAATTCAGTAAACACTAATTTGTTGATTCTTGATGAGGTATTTGATTCATCATTAGACAATCAAGGTACAGATGACTTCTTAAGATTATTAAATACATTGACAGAAAAGACTAACGCATTTATAATATCACATAAAGGAGATGCACTTTACGATAAGTTTGATGAGGTTATCAAATTTGAGAAACATAAGAACTTTAGTCGTATATCAACCGCATAAATATCAGTATGTATGAATTAGTAGAAGAAGCAAGTAAGGTATTAAGAACACCACCACCCGAATTCGATTTCGAAAATCCAAAAGAGGACCCAAAAGAAATCGAAAAAAACATGGTAGAAGCAATGAAAAAATTTGGCGGTATTGGTCTATCTGCTAATCAAGTAGGGTTACCTTATAAAATGTTTGTTATGGACACTCAAGATAAAGGACCTGTAGGATTTTTTAATCCAAAAATTACAAAAGCGTCTTCAGATACAGAAAACATGAAAGAGGGGTGTTTATCTTTCCAAGACATATACGTAATGATAAAAAGGTCAAAAGTAATAGAACTAACATATCAAGATTCTGATGCTAAAGAACATACATTGGTTTTATCTGGTATGGCTGCTAGATGTGTGCAACATGAATGCGACCATTTAAATGGAGTTTTATTCATACAACGTGCATCAAGATTGAAAATCGAGAGAGCACTAAAATCAAGACCAAAAGAAAGAAAGAAAAGACTAGAATATGAAAAGAGAATTGCAATGGCCAAGTTCATCGCAGAGCAACAAAAACAACTTGAAGAGTCAAGAACAAACTCAAGTGATAAATCTGAAGGAGAAGGAAATACTGGAACCTCAGATGATAAAGTTGCTCAGACCTGAACTTTGTACTGAATTAATCCAATACTATAAAGAACATGAACACATGATAAATGTGGGAAATGGTAGCGACTATTATGGTATTCGTTTCTTAACAATTCATACACAATGGGTTAGAGATTTAATATTTCAAGTAATTTATGATTTAGTAGGCAGAATCAGAGTTACAAACGACCAACTAGTTTATCCTGAAATGATTGCAATCAATAAATGGCCCAAAGGCGGTTTTCAAGACCCACATTTAGATACGTATTCAAATCAAGAAATGATGCATGGAACAACTTCTGAGCACGTCTCCAGAGAGTGGACATGCATACTTTATCTAAATGATAACTACAGAGGGGGTCGCACTTACGTACCAGACACCCAAGTTTATGAACCAAAAACAGGTCATGGTCTTCTATTTCAAGGGGTAAACATACCTCATGGAGTGCAAAAAGTTCGAAGAAACGATAGATATACAATATCTTTTTGGTTCAGTTCAGACCCAAGTAAACAAATGATTCAAAGTCCTATCAGACATAATCCTGAAGAAGATATAAACGAAGATTCTGTTCGTTTAATTCCAGAACTTGCTTATCGCAACACCAACTAAAGCTTGACAATAGACCTACTTTTATAGTAGGATACTCCCATTCAATAAAAGGAGTATATTATGAGTCATTTTTCAAACGATTTAATTGCCGATAGAGTAATATCAAATGTAGCGGACATGTCAGACTTTCAAGTCTTAGATTCGCTTTCTGACGATTTCAACATTGCATCACTAATTAATGCAGAAGATGTCAACAATCCAGATGCATTTATGGAAAACAAAAGAAATCTATTGGTAGAGTTAATGTTCGAACAAGAAGTAGAAATACCTGGTCCTTGGGGCTAATCAATGCTTGACAATGACCTCTATTTTTTGTTAGGATAACCACATGATAAACGAAAACTTAAAAACACAGAAATCTAATCTTGCGAAGTTGATGGCTTCTGAGAACATTACGGTTCTTCATAAGAAGATACCTACTGCATATTTTGATGTAAAGAACAGAGTGCTTGCTTGTCCTACTTTCAAAGATGATATGTCAAATGAACTTTATGACTTGTTTATGGGTCATGAAGTTGGTCATGCATTACATACACCTTATGAAGGTTTACATTCAACTCTAAAAGATAATGCAACTCTTAAAGGTTATCTTAACGTTGTTGAAGATGTCAGAATTGAAAGAAAAATTAGAGAAAGGTTTTCAGGTCTTAGAAAATCATTTTTCAAAGCATACGATGAATTGATGCAGAGAGACTTCTTTGGTTTGAATGGTAGAGATTTACAGACACTATCATTGATTGACAAAATCAATCTTATTACAAAATGTGGTTCTAGAGTTTCAATCACCCTTACAGATGAAGAGAAAGTATTCTTAGAAGCGGCAGAAAAATGTGAAACATGGGAAGACGTTGTTCAAGTTGCTACTGCAATCTATGAGTGGTCAAAAGAAAACGAAGTCAGAGACCAAAAAGACGAAGCAATCACAAACACTCACTATCTACCAGAAGATGAAGATGAAGATAATGAGTATGATGAAGACTTCGAAGAACAAATGTCAGATGGTTACGGCGATGATGAAGAAGACGAAGATGGTGAAGAACTAGAAACTGAAGAAAAAGCAAATGGCGACAAACTTCCAGAAATTGATGAAGAAGATGAAGAAGTTGAAGAAGAGTCTGATAAAGAACTTGGTAAAAAAGGTGGTGCAGGCAGTCACGATGATGAAGATGGTGCTAGAGAGGCATTGACAGAACACTTTGCACATAACAATGAAGACCAGTTCATCGATGAGAATGCAGTCGCAAAAACATATTTTCAACCTAAGAATTTTGATGAACTTGGTAACAACATTGTTTATTCTTACAAAAGAGTTATTAAAGATTGGGAAGATTACACAAAAAAACTTTCTTATAAAGTTCAATCTGCTGACTCTTACGATAAAGAATACAATCAAAAAGAATTGGACACAATACTAACTATGGGTCCAAAAATGAGAAACTATTTCAAAAACAAAAACAAAAAGATTGTTGCTCACATGGCAAAAGAATTTGAAATGAGACAAACTGCTCAAAAGGCAATCAAAGCTCAAGTCGCAAAATCTGGTGAATTAGATATGAACAAACTTGCTAAGTATCAGATTATTGACGATGTTTTCAAAAGAGTTACTTACGTTCCTGAGGGTCAAAACCATGGTGTAAACGTTCTTGTAGATTGGTCTGGTTCAATTTGCAGAGAAGTCAAAGACATCATAGAACAATTTGTAATACTTGCAGAGTTCTGTAATAAAGTAAACATACCTTTCAGAGTATATCTATTCTCAGACCACATCTTGAGTAGTGATGACAAATATTCATACGTTTCTAATGGTGCGGCTCTCGTTGAAATATTTTCAAATGAAATGCCTGCCAGACAATATGTAAAAATGTTAGAAATTGTTGGTCTTATTTACCTAACATACTGGCACGACAGCGTAGGTTATAATAGCTGGTATGACAATGACGATGATAATCCAAAGTATAATGAAATAACATCAGCAACTGGTTTATCAATGAGAGAGTTAGATTCAAAAATGGTCTATCACATGGGTCCTCACAATTACAGATTGGGCGGCACACCTCTTGATACATGTCTTGTTGGTTTAAGAAAAATTCTTCCAGAGTTCAACAAAAAATACAATGTTGAGAAATCAATTCTCACCGTTATCACTGACGGATTTTCTCATGGTGCTGATTGTCTTTACGAACAATCTGAAGAGAGAGACGAATTTAGGTCTCAGTGTGAAAACGGAGATACATGGAGTATCAAAAGAGAGAGATATTTGATTGACCCAATAACTAAAAAACCTTTTATCTATTCTACAAACGGTGGTTATGAAAGAAATGGTTTTAAACAAACTCAAAATCTTTTAGACTGGCTTTCAAAAACATGCCATGTATCAGTAACAGGTTATTTCATCTTTTCTAAGAAAAGAGAATTTCTCAATTCATTATCAATCATGTTATCAAATGATGACTATTGGAAACTAGACAAAGATGCAATGTGGAGAGATACAAGAAAAACAGGATACGTTCTTGAAATTCCGGGTTACAACAAATTATTCCTACAAGGAAATACCAGTTTGTCTGCCTCTTCAGACGATGGATTATCCGAAGAACTTGAGGGTGCTAAGAAAGGTAGAATCTTGGCGGCTTTTAAGAAAAACCAAAAATCTAAAACAACAACTAGATTTTTGACAACTGAATTTATTAAGGAGATTGCATAATGGAT